ATTGGATCCCAGTTACCACAAGGACGAAGGGTACTGGAAAATCGACTTCATAGAGAAGGTTACGACGGAGGAACGTGCCCATATCGAGGAAGAGGTTCAACGTTCAAGGGAAGAGAGAGGCGGCGGTTAGGAAATCATCTATCTTGTGTATGGTTGTTCTCCAGTCCTTGAAGTCCTTCGACATAAGATGAAGAGTATCAATTCCATATCTTCTCAACCATTCGTCTTTAAGAAGGTCTCTATCTTTCTGGGTCGGTATTGCTTGATGGAAGATGCCATCAACCGATAAATGGAGCAAGTTCATTGAATCAAAGAAGTCGAGTTTATAGTAATATTTTGGCCCACTCTGTGAAGGGAAAGGAAAATTATGAATGAATCGTTCTGCAACGTTAAGGTATTCTAGGAATGACCACGTCAATTCTTCGAGAGTACTCCAACAATTTATAAAATAGGAACGGCTAACCATGGAACTGTACTTGATGAATGTTTTCTCCGCTTTCGTAGTTCTCGGCATAGGATAATGAATGATGGCGAGAAATGATCTGTAGCCATTGAAGAGGCGCATAATGTCCTCAAAGAGTATAGGATGATCCCTTTTTACCATGGTGTAGTGTGGACTCTTAGGTCCAGGGTAAAAGTCCATGAAGACATTTTTAATTCGACTTCTTTCCATGTTAGGCAGTCTTATTCTTTCCCTCCAATTCAATCGTCAATGCAAGCATTTTGATGAATGCTTTGGTCTTCTCCGTTTCTCCGAGCAATGAAACGGCATACCAGAAGTCAGAGTACTCTTTCTTGGTCAGTTCAAATCTAAGGTGTTTTACATTCTTATGAAAGAATTCATTACTCAAGACTCGGAATCTGGGTCCAGAAATGCCCAGTTCTCGTTTTAAAGATTCTACTAATTGAGGATGCCTCATCAAATACATGCTTACAGATGATCGAGTGATTGCTCTTCCTGTTTTATACCTGATTGCTCGGGTTAGACGAGAAGGAGACATGGTTTTAAACTCACGTATTAGGAGAGGAAGGTCGTGAGAAACTTGGTATGGTTTACTCATTTAGACCCTCAATCAATTTCTTTAGAACGTCCTTGTCTAGCCTAAGGATTCTTTTCAGAGAAATTTGAATATATGTATTAAGACGCTTCTTTTTCGCCATTAATTTGAGCAACAACCAAACGTTAGAATCTATTTCTATGATATGTTTGGTCAACGAACAGACACCCATTGCACTATTTGTGCGATCTAATATAAAAGAGTTATGTTATGCTAAAGATTATAAATTCGGCGACCATAGTATATTTCGTCTAAGAGTCTGCCATAGGTGACAATATTGTCTGTTTGTGAGTCCAACGGGTGTAAACCAGACACCCAATCGAATTCTCTGTTTAAGCATCCGTTGGTGCAGACTCTTTTAGATCAATTACCCATTCCGACCATTAGCACTCCATTTAAAATCGAGATGCCTATAGCGAAGAGTTTCCATGAGAAAGGAAAGTTTATCGTTGCTGGTTACGCCTCGGTAGAGGTCATCGACTCCCAGAATGAAATGATTCCACTTCCTGTTCTAAAGGATGCTTGGATACGGTTCCGGAAGAACGAGGACTTCAAGATTGGAAGTCTCATGCATACCAATATACCGATCATTAAAATCCTTGACGAGTACCGTGACTCAAAAGGTCAACTTTGGAAGAGTGGGGTTGATGAGACCGGTCTCTTCATTGTTGCCGAGGTAAGAGACGACATTGAAATGGGTAAGAAGACGATTGTGCTCATTGAGAAAGGCGACTTAACCGGGTTTAGCATTGGAGGAGAGGCCTTGGCTAGTTCGGTAATATGTGAGGGTCGATGTTATACTCGCATCGATAAGATGGAACTCCACGAGATCGCCGTAGTTGATAGGCCAGCCAATCAACCATCGGTCTTCACGATTGTTAAATCGGAGAGGTTAAAGAAGTTGGTCGAGTTAACCGACGTCTTGCCTAATCTCATCATTAGTCCGGGCGTCGCTCGACTTGGTGGGAGCGTTGCTGAATTAGGTGAAGGCCATGACTTTGACGTAATTATATCGGCGACTAAAGGATCCTTCGTTGATCGTGCCATTCAGACGAGAATATTCAACGAACTTAGGAAGATTGGTCGAGAGGACATTTGGAAAAGTATTCACATCACCCACGAACCTGAAGGTCTGGGACCCTTTACCGACTTTGTTAATTTGTACGATCTTGTGCTGCTCCGTTCTCCAATGGAAAAGAAAAGCATGGTTCTTAAAGGCGGAGAATCATTAGAGCAACTCATGGAGGAGTTTGACCTTAACACTGATTCGATTGAACAGGTTAAGGAACTTTTTTGGGAGGATGTTGAGAAGGGTTCAACCCTCATTCTCGCTTCGATCCATAAACTGGATGAGGCAATGACGACCTTAACGAAGAATAATTCAGACAAATTAATAATGGACTCGATCCAGAAGTTGGACGGGGTCCTATCCAAGTTATGAGAAATCAAACTATAAATAAATGGTGAATAATATTGCCAGACAACGAAAAGAAACCTGAAGAGAAGCAGAAACCAGACGAGAAGAAACCGGAAGAGATTAAACCGGAAAAGAAAGCAGACTCATCCCCTCAATGGGCGGTTGAACTGTCCGCCAAGATAGACAAACTAGCCGATTCACTAAAGACATTCGCCGAGAAGATTCCTCCGGAAGAGAAGAAACCAGAGGAAAAGAAAGCAGACAAGCAACCAGAACCAGATAAGTATCCTAAACCGGAACAGAAGGCCGTACCTTGCGGAGAAGTTCCTCCAGAGAAGAAAGAAGGTTATCCTGCCGCACCAGAGAAATATCCATATGAACCAGGCGCCAAGAAAACAGACGGACAACCAGAGAAATATCCGTATGGTCAACAGGATCTCAATAAGATGGTCGAGACAGCCATCGAGAATGCCATGAAGAAGAGGTTCGTGGAGATTCCAATCGAGAAGAGAGGACTCGTAGGACCTCAAGGAGACCAGTCTGAAGAGATTGATCTCACGCTTGAACACGTCCATCAAATGTCCTGGGAAGACGTTCATATTCTCGCCAAAAGGCTGGGAGCCTAATGAAACCGACAATCGACGAACTGATGCTTAAGTACTATGGTCCTAGCAAAATGATCCGTAAAGCGGCCGTAGTCTCAGAGACTGCAGGTTCAGGAACCTACTGGGAACCACTCTACGGAAAGAAAGCGTGGAGTCAGTTGAACCTTGAACCAAACATCTTCGCCGTCATACCCAAAGAACCCTTTATGAAGACCGGTTTCAGACTTTTGACCGCTCGAGCGCACTCAAGTGGCGGAGGCATAGCAGAAAGCACAACCGGAGGAGCAGTACCTTCTCCACAGAAACTGACATTCAAACAGGTAAGCGCTAAACCAAAGACAATCGCTCACACATTCGACCTTGGTGAACTAGCAGAGTACCTCGGTTCAATCGACGATGCCATAGAACTTCTTCCGACATACCGACAGGAGATTGGTGATGAACATATCTTCTGCATCAACAAGATGCTCGGTGCTAAAGCAGAGGACGGAGCAGCCGGGGACAACATGGAATCAGTGGACCGTATCATCTCATCCTATGCAGAGAGAAATGGAAACTCAGAATTTGCCTCAGGCGAAGCGGATATCTATGGACTAGATCGAGACGCGGATTCAGCGGTTACAGCAGTCACATCGGCGCACGTGGTCGAAAACGATGGCGTCGACAGGGATCTAACCCTGACGTTGATTGATACCGTTCTTCAGTACATCTGGGAAGGATCAACATCTCCAGGCGGATACACAATTGAAGGTGGAGGAAAACCAAAGGTCGTCATGACCAAGACAAACACTCTCATGCGATGGCAGCAACTACTTGAAGCAGAAAGACGATTCATGGACACTGCGAGAATAGTTCCAACATTTGGAGGAGTACGAGGACCAGCGCCGGGAATCGAGACGGGATTCATGGTCTCGACCTACTTCGGCATTCCAATCATACCGAGTCAACACGTGAACAACCGCGACACGATAGGCGGAATATACTTCTTGGACACGGACTTCCTCAAGGTCGCCGTCGCTAAACCGACAACCTACTCTGAGACCGGACGCTCGGAAGGATACCTCTACAGAGGTTACTTTGCAATTGAAGGCATGTACGAGACAATGGCCGAACTGCGCTCATACAGGTTCTCTTGTCACGGCAAACTGGTAGATCTCAAGTAGCATTCTTTAAATAGGATGCATCTATTCTATTTTGTCCGTCCAGTTTATTTTAGTCTGGACATACCGTCTTGAAGGCATAACATGAGTTTAAGTCTAAGGTTAAATCCGGATACTCTTCCGAGGCAAAGTAAAACGGTTCTAGATGTTCCTATGGAATGTTTAGTCGGGAGACACAAGGCCTTAGATTTTCAGTATAATTCGGTTTATGGGGTTCCAATAATCAGATGCCGGGCGTGCGGAGCAAATTTGTCTAGACAAATTTTAGAAGGAGTGAAGTCCAGAACGGAACTTAGGGAAGTGGAGAAGAAGGCCAGAACTCGTAGAAGTACTCCATCTGAGTCCCTCGACAGACTTGCTATGACCCACGACGAGGATAAAATTAGGGATCCTATTCTACGTTCTTTAGTTGAGGCGAGGGTCAAGCAATTAGAGGAGAATAGACAGTGACAAGCGTCACACCAGCAAGACTGGTTTCAAACGCGGTCCTCTTTCCGGACCAAACTTTAAATAGTGTCCGGTTCAGAGGTGTAAAGTGTTTAGCGATAAAGCATGAAGGAGGGTAGAAAAGGATGGGACATGACAAAATTATAAAGGTCTGCTCGAAAGGAAAGTACTTTGATACTCTAGTCAGAAGTTTTGCTATGGCTGCGTATGGTTCACAGTTCTTCGTTGACAGAAACACTCCGGGTGTTGATACCCAAGATGGAGAGAGTTGGGATACACCGTTACTCACTCTTACTAAAGCAGTTGAAAAGTGCACGGCCAATAAGGGCGACGTCATATTCTGGAGAGGAAGAGTCACGACTGGTCAACAGTTGCTCACTCAACAGATCATCAACAAGAATGGCATTCACTTGTTCGGCATGGGTTGGCTCTTCGGAAAAGGAGGAGGTTACAACTCCTGCTTCGTAAGTCCTCAAACCGCACTGGGTTCAGACAACTTTGCCGCCACAATCTGCGAGAAGGGAGGACTAGAACTCTTTGCCCATGGCATTGAAGTCGCTGGTCTGAAGTTCTACGCTCCAGACGTTGCTCAACTTCAAGGCCACATAGTCTCAGGTAAGGACACCGGTTCACCGTTCCAGGGCATATCGATCCACGACAACGACTTCCAAGGCGACGTCAATGGGTCGGGAGAGCAAAGTGGAGTCTTCCTCGAATCTCAGGAAGGTCTGTACTTTGGTTTCAACAACCTCTATTACACCGAATATGGAGTATGCCTCAGATCCGGCGGATCAGACTATTCAACAGGAGCATTGATTGAAGAGAACGTCTTTAGAGGAAACAAATACGGACTAAGAATTGCCGTTGACGCATGTCTGAATTTGATTAGGAAGAATAGACATCTCGTGGAGGGCGCTCTAGGACGCGGATGGGCAATGACTCAAGGAGTACTTGTCGACATCGGAGGCAACGATAACGACTTCGAGGATCTTGAGATCTATCACGCGACTAAAAACACTGCCATAACCAACAACGGAACGGCCAATGTCTTCAGACGATGCTACTATGACGTCACGAGCGGAGCAGGAACTTTATTCACTTAGTAGGGTTTTATAGACTACTTCTCCCAGACCGGGGGAGGCTAATCTTCCGGTCACTTAAAGGAATCAATAAATACAAGAAGGAGAAATAAGGATTAAAGGAGGTTTGGCATGACTCTGACGGTGTCTTTCGAACGAATAACTCCAATAGGATCCGTGAGGAAACTCTACCTCAAGATAGTGGACGCTGGACCATCCGGGGGAGCAGTCGACTTATCAAGTTGGTTGAGTCACATTCTCTGGGCGAATGCCGTGGATATAACCAACGGCGGTAAGGTGACGACTATTTGGACGGACGGAAATGAGACCATTACCTTGGGTAACGCTGGTTCTAATGGGGCAACCGTTAAACTCGTCGTGGAAGGTTTCTAGATGTTCAAGGTTCAAGACGATCTTAGGTCGGTACAGATTGCTCCGTACCTGAAGATGGCGGTCTATCAGATAGTCTACCAGGGACCGGATGAAGGAGTAGTCAAGACCGACTTTACCGTCTTCTTCGCTTTAGCGGTTAATATGGAGACCGGTCTTCCTGTTCGAGCAAGATGGGAAAAAGGTGGATCCTGTGTTCAGGTTGGACCATTTGGAAAAGGGGAAAAGGGTATAGTAAAACTGAGAGTGGAAGGATGGTAGAAGATAAGGATTGCGCGGTCGGTCTAATCAATCTAATCGACAAACCTAAGGAGTGGAGTCAAGCGGTCACGAAAGAACTGATCGAGCAAAGCAATAAAATTAAGATCCTTCAGTTGGAGTGCGCGGCGACGATTGGTCTCGTCATGACCGTTCTCGCATTAATATTCAAAATGGCACTAGGAGGATAATTTATTGCGGGAGAGTTACTATCAAAAAAATAAATCATGGTTATGTGCAAGGCAAAGAATTTTAAATAGACGACATCGTGCTAAAGTAAAAACTGAATTATTTGGGGTGCTTGGAGGAGAATGTGCTATATGTGGTTTTACTGATATTCGCGCATTACAAATTGATCACATTAATGGCGGTGGTAAAAAAGAGAAATATCGTTTGCATGGACGTCAAATGTTGTATTTTAGCATTCTAGAAAAAATAAAGATTGGGTCCAAGGAATATCAAATACTTTGTGCTAATTGTAATTGGATTAAACGAGTTGAGATGAACGAAGTAGGAGGTTGACAAGATGGTTTTAAACGTCGAAGTTGCCGCCAATAAATTCGCCGACAATCTCGCCGACGACGCTCTGGCCACCGCCATTGAAGCATGGTTAGATGGTTTGAGCATAACAACAATTTACAACTGCACCATAGTTCACTATCAAGGTTTCTGGAGAGCGGTAGTCGTTTACGTTTAGGTGATTGAATGGTCTACTCGCCAAAGTATACGTCCCAGACAAAGGTTCAAGGCTTAACCCAGTTTGCAGCGGGTTCAACTTCCAAACCTACTGTAACCGAGGTTCTTCAATGGATCCAAGAGGTTGAAGCGGACGCTGACGAACGAAGTCTGTACACTTATGCTGTAACCGATGAAGTCATGGACATACCCGGTAAACTCGACTATCCCGCCAAGAACACTCTCGCTTGGGTCGAGGCTCTCGCCGGATTCGCCTATTCAGAGGTCAGCAATAAGATACTTATGCCTCCGAGGACGCCGATAGTCTCCGTAACTGCTCTTAGCAGGAGAACGACTTCTCTGACGGAGACTCCAGTATGGGAGTTACTCACGGAGGGTCCAAGTTCGACAGGTTCTTTCATGCTGCTCAAGAGGAGGACGAAGACCAATCAGTACCTTGCCTTCGCCATATTCTTCTACCAGAATGAACCCGATGCTGGTCTAGGGAGAGTTAAGATGACGTACAACTATGGTTGGAACCTAGGCGTAGACATCATCGGAGAATGGTGCACGCTAAAGGTCGCTATAAAAGTTCTCGATGTGCTGGTTAGGACCAATACGCCATATGGGTCGTCCGACTATGGTCTAACGGATCTTCGCATCGGTTTGGATCTCAAGAAGAGTATAGCGACTATTACCGATAGGATCTCTGAACTTGAACTGGAGTATTTTCCCGTCCAGAAACTCGCGTTTAGTTTCATCTAAGGTGAGTTAATGGGTTACTTCGACGATTTGCTTGCAAAAGAAGGAGAAACCATTCAAAGGTACGAAGTAAACTTCTCAGCGAGAAACCCTCCGACTAATCGGGCGTTTGTGTCTTGGAAGGATGCCGTAGACGTCTCCGTCGTCGTTAGGGGAGTACCCGCCGTTACCGAGACGAGGAAAGAAGGAACGCATTTTCTCAATCAGATTCTCGTTTTAACGATCAACATGTTGACAGTCAATGACGTGATTAAGTGGGAGGACTCTTATTTCACAGTCCTCAATGTGGAAAAAGTTTATTTAAAAGGAACCCTCCAATACTACAGATGCGTTTGTCAGGAGAATCTCACTTTTCCCTAGGTGTAGAGCAAATGGTCGACTTGACGGATCCGGTAGAAACGATAACTGAACTTTTGTCAGACGAGACTACTGGACTCGGAACAACCGGTTACACGATCACCAACGATAAAAACAATCTTCTAACTTTAGTGAACAACGATATTTTAGTCATGTACATTTTCAACAAGGAGGATCTAAGAACAATTTTTGGTGAACCGACTAGATGTGACGTTTTCATTACAGTTACTGCGGAGACCGCGGTCGAAGAGTGGATAGGTTTAACCACAAAGCAGATTGTAACTCCCGTCACTCTCACTGTCCATGTCATCGATAAGACCGTTGAAGTTAATTCGGTCGAACAATTGATTACGGCGGCCTTAGTTAGGTATAAAACTGTAGAGGCAATACGCAAATTCATTAAGGATCATACCTCATCACCTGGTGGCACTATAGCAATATGGGAATTGCTCGACGTAAAAAATGAAAATGATGTTACGACTAAACCGATATTGTGGAAGGCCATCGTCAAGACTCAGGCGACCACCTACTATACTCCTGATCTTCCAGAAGAGACCATAGTTAAAGTCGCTTTCGACTCTCATGCATCCGACAGTTCTTCTTACCATTTGGGTTCGATAAGTCTAGACGACGTTGACGTTGGTGCTCTCCCGTGTACTAAAGTGCTTGATCCGGGAGTGTACGCCGTTGAATGGACAGATGCTGAGTTTGTAGAATGGCAGGTATCAGGTCTAGTTTCAGTTGAAGACAGCGACCATTCAAGTACGATTCTGACGGTTACAGGGACGGGAACCGCGACGGCCATCTATAATTCTGAGAGCGACAACCTCGATTTTGAGATTCCGCCCTTTGCTCCTCCGAAAGACTGGGTGCCCAAGACAGACGACAGCGACCCCTGTAACTTTTGGACTTATCCATGCTATTCTACCGATGCGGACTTTTTTCATGGAAGTCGATGTTTGGTGTTGCCCGTGGCCGACCCTCTTTACGGTGGATGGGTGAAACATACATTCGGCGTTTACTTTAAAAAAACCGACGTAGTGTCAATGCAGTGTACCGCTTGCGCTGTCGGTTTCGGGCATCCATTCGAGACCCTTACTGTCACATACTTTTACAATGATGGAAGCACTCTAGACGTTGAATTTGAACTTACGGATCAATGGTCGACGTGTCACCTTGACACTTATCTTGACCCCATTAAGAAACTTGTAGCCTTAGCATTTTGGGCACCTCATGCTGTTGCCATTCATCTAGATTATCTCGACATACACTTTGTGGGGATGTAAATGAAAGAAGTTTCAATGGTCATAGTGGTCGACGAGGAAGAGACTCTAATCGACGATTTCATCGCTTACTACAAGAAACTTTTGATTAATCCGGATATTGAGAGGATTGTGATTTGGAAACGCGGAGGAGAACTTCTGAAACAGTATGCTGATGTTACAGAGAAGTCCGATGTTGATTTGTGCACTGCTCGTAAAAGAGGTTTTGCTCTTGCGACCTCGTCTTACATTCTGAATGCTGATGTAGACACCAGACTTCCTCATCCATTTCTACCTTGGGCATCGATTAAGATGAAGACTGTGCCGGATGTGGGCGTTGTCGCTCTAGACTATGATTATCCATTCACGCAAGGCCATCTGGCGTTTGGAGCAAGTTTATTTAAGACCGAGTTGCTTAAGCACTACTATGATAGGCCAGAAGGCGGTTGTGAGTGCATCAACATGTGGAATAAAGTTAGAAACGCAGGTTTCAAGATTATTGGTTTACCGATGTTTGCCATTCACAAGAAGGAGGTTATTAATTGACGGATGTAATTTGTCCAGAGCATGTTAAAGTTTTTTACGACGTGGAGGACGTCTATGGCGACGGAGGAAGTTCTGGTGCACCCGATTTCTCTTGGATAGGAATTATTCAGGACGTTCCTCAGACTTTCGATTATTCCCGGAAAGAGTGTCGGGGTCTGGGGAGCATTGACATTAGTGCTCTAGCGGATGGACTCAAAAGTCCCGAGTTAAGCATTAAATGGGTGATTCAACGGAAGTCCGGAGCATTCGATCCTCTAACATTTCTTGATTATGCCAAAAGTTTTCCTGAAGGCATTGGAGTTGAATGGGGTGCCGAATATGGTCTCTCTTATCTCTCGATGTGGTATAAGGGTCTGCTTCCAGACTCTTTAGACGTTGAATTTTCCATTGATTCATTTCAAATCGCCACCATGAAACTTATTGGGAGAGAAGTGATTGATGGCGTCGCTTTTGTTGGAAGCGGTTATCAGGACAATCCTCTAGACGTTGCTAATGGTTACAGTCTTCCTTTAACTGGTCATGATGCGGAAGTGTTCATGAACGCTGCAGGGGCATCCGATGAAAGTCTAACTGATGTGAAGAGAGTCAAATTCTCCCTTAAAAATAATCTCACTAGAGTTCCTGTTATCCGAGAGAATATTTCAAATCTACTCAAGTACATCTTGAGAACTAAACGTGAACTTTCAGGCGAAATAACCTGTTTTATGGAGAACAAGGACAAGTATGCTGATTTACTTAACAGCACTCTCCTCGACATACGTATTGATCTTCAGAAAACGGACAATACTCCATATTTCGATTTTACAAACGTTAAACTTGACAAGGGATCCATCACTACCAGAATAAACGAGGTTCCTTGCGAAGTGACTTTACCTTTCATTGCGTCTAGTCTAGGAACAGGATAGGAGGGACAGGATGGAGAAGAAAATTACTCTAGATGAAAGGTTCGGCAAAGAGTTTGCAGGGGCATACGTCTTCCGTAGCATAAGTTGGGGGAGAAGCAACCAGATAACGAGCGACTGCACTTCCGTGAATCCGGCGATCAAGACGAGCAGGATCGATCTCAAGAGACTTCAGGGTTTAATGCTCAACGAAAGCATGAAGGAGCGCCCGAAGATAATCACTCTGGACATGCTCCTGAGCGAGGATCCCGAGAAGGGCATACCCATGGTTTTAGGTGAAATTCTGATGTCGTGTGCCGATTTTGTTAACGGATACACCGAGAAGGATCGCGCCGAACTAAAAAACTTGAAGAAGCAATGGGGTTTGGGTTGAGTCACCCAGACCTAAGCGTATATAGACTCGTTAAGAGTGGTGAATCGGGTTTGAATCTAAATTTGAGCGACCTATTTCCGAAGGTTATCAAGGTGCCTTCTTTCTTCGACATAGTTGTCTCCTTCTTCTCTCGTAAATCTTTAGTCGTATTGGTCGAGGCTTATCCCGTTAATCTCATCAGACGTTTAGAGTTTATCCAGAAGAAAGTAGACGAGGAAATAAAGGCGAAGATAGACAAGGCGAGGAGGGACGCGGGTGTCTGAGTACGGAGGACTCGAGGTCGACATCAAGATCATTAATCTAGACGAGGTTAAACGCGCTCTCAAGACCTTCGGCGTCGACATGCAGAATGAACTTTTGAATGCTCTCCAACCTATAGCGAGCGAGGAGGAGAAATTTCTCAAGTCGACTTCAGGTTTCAGGGATCGAACCGGCCATCTCAGGAGAAGCATGTATGTCACCGTGCTCTATAATCCCCCGGGAATCGAGGTCGGGGTCACATCTAACTATGCGGTCTACGTTGCTATGGGTCACGGTTCTTGGAGAGGGAACTGGTGGTTAACCTATCTCCATTCCGCAGTCCCCAGAATAATCGACGGTTTTGAAAAAGCAGTCAATAGAATGGCCGTTAAGTTTAATCGAGGTGGATCATCTTGAGTCTGGGTTCAATGAGTCTGGGGGGAGGCGGTCCAACTCTGATGATGAGCATTGCTGCTCGGGACATGACAGGCAATGCCTTCGATCAGGTTGAAGGAAAGATGGATAAACTCGCTATGACGAGCGTTAGAGCGGTCGATAAAATAGGAATGCTTGCCATGCAATTCGCCACGTTTGGAAGGATCACCGGTCTATTGAACGACGAACAGGCCAAGATGATCGGCATTTTTGGCGCCGTCATCAATGTTCTGACTACTGGTTATTATGTAGCCAAGATGATAGCGACTGCTATTACATGGGCGCACAACGTCGCTTTAACCTGGGAAGTTGCTCTTATGACTCTAGGGATTGGAGTGGCTATTGCTGCTGCTGCCGCTATCGCCATTCTCGCTTCCCAGACTCAAAGTGCCGCTGTTGCTCAGAAGAACTACAACGTCGAACTCGAGAAAGGTACAACTCTCCAAGAGAGGAGAACTGCTAGTCAGCGGTTAGTTCGTCGCGGCGAATATGAAGAGGTTCTCGTGGAGTAACTAAAAATGTCTTTATCAATCCCTCATGCTGAAGTCAAGGTGAATGGAACCGAAGTCGTAGTACAAAATCTTATAGAGGTCAATATTCATCTCGGATGCACCAAGGAAGTTTCTAGTTTTGAGGTGGTTGTGAACAATGGCAATTCCGTCTACTACGCGGGAGACTACAGTCGTGGCAAGACAAAGGAATTTGTTAAAGGCTCTGTCGTCACCATAAAAGTAAAGCGGGGCGTGATAACAGTAGATACGTCTTACCTGTTTACGGGGACTCTCGGAAATTGCGAATATATCGATGAGGCCGAGGACTATGCCTTCAGAAATGTTGTTATTCTCAGAGGAAGATGCCGAGGAAAACAGTTCTTTAGTAGGAAGTTTGATGGCAATCTGAGTGATAACGTTGGAGTGACTTACCGCGCTTATCATCGAGGTTTAGGGGAAGCCGAAAGCCTAGTCGCGTATTTAATTGACAATTATACGACTTTGGAGCATTTTCGGGAAAGTACCGACGGAGACGAGGATGCCTCATCTAGCCAAAAGGATGTTGTAGTCGTTGACAGTTCATTCTTTAGTGAAAACGATCTTGTAAGAATTATAGACGATAATTCCTGGGAATATAATCAGATTGACAGCATTGATGGCAACACTTTAACGATGAAAGGCGATTTGGTGAACGACTATGCAGTTATTGATTCCCTTAGAGTGGATCTCGATTTAATTCGAGCATCTAACACGTCTTATACTTTAATGCGTTTTGAGCACGAAACAATTTTTGACATCATCAAATTTATTGCCGACACGGCGAGCACCGTTGATGGAGTGATAGGTTACGACTTCCGCTGCGAGCACGACGGTTGTTTTGCTTGGCTTCCCCGTGGACTTCTCGCTGAACCGTACGGTCTAGAGGAGGAGTGTCAACTTCATAGATTGCTTGATGATGCTGAGCGCGTGAAAAACACTATTTGGGTTTATGGGAAGGCAGATAAGCCTTATCCTCTCGATCTAGACGGTCAAGCATGGTCTGACTCATTGACGGATCTTGATGCTCCATCGGTAAAAGCCGAATTGAATACCGATGCTTTTTTAGGTCAAAAAGATGTTGTTCTAGTGGCAGGTGAAGGAGCACGATTCCTTGAAGATGACTGGGTTTTTCTGATGGATACAAACGTTGGTTCCGGAGAATTGATTCAGATTGACGGCATATCCGGGGACACTTTGACAATGAAAACAAATCTGACCAAAGACTGCTTGTTGGCAAGTTGGGGAATAGTTTTTCTAGTTTACTACAACAATAGTCAGGTTGGTTGGGGTTTCGAACCGGAAGGAGACGAGAACCAATTAGAGATTACGGCCGGAGGCACAGTAAGAGAAGGTTACAATAGCGTCAGCGTCCATCTCCTCGTTTCTGGCAATTGGTGCAAAGTGATGCTTGTCTTCAAGGAACCCGTAAATCTGAATGATTACCCTGAAATTATTGGAAGTCTGTATTTCAATACGATTGTTCCTAAGAATTATCGGTTAACTCTTCTAAGCGGAAATTGTGGAGCAAATGAATGGGCGGACTCTGTGGAACAGTCTGGTCTTTCTGAGGATCAGTGGTTAGACATGAAGATTGAAGGAGGAGAAAAAAATGCAAAGAATTGGTGGAGTGCAATAGACTTCAACTGGACAAACGTTAGATGCATAGTCTTCGACGTCTTATACGAGGTTAATGGAAACCATACCTTCTTCATCGATAGACTTTACTTGTCGGGGAAACGCTGGGGAGGAGGTTCAGACGACGAAGCGGTAGACGGATTTGCAGAGGCCACCGACAGTCAAATCGACTACGGTCCTCAAGAGCACGTGGTGATCAGCGACATGCTTCTAAGCGACGCCGAGTGCGAGGCAAAGGCGCAGTCGCTAAAATCCTTTTACCGGAGTCCTCGCTTGAGTTTTGAACTCTTTACCAAGAGTCTCGACTGGGGGGACAATCATTTAACCGCTGGAAATCGTACAGGTATTCTTCTTACCGGTCATGATATTCAAGGTTGGTACCGTATTGACTCGATAGACCTGTCCTTTAGCGCCGACTTTCAGAATGTGGTTACGACGTTCATGATTGAAAATGCTCCATTACGGACTGCCGACTATCTTTACGCCTTGTCGAGAAAGATCCGCGAACTGGAGAGAAGTTATAGTACGATCCGTTGATCATAGTTACAACTGTCATGGTCCAACTAGTCCCTCTGCCTGACCGTGGGTTGTAACGATAAAAGAGGAGAAAACCATGAACAAGGTTAGACTGCTATACTGTGCCATTCGATTGATTCCGATTGCCCTAGTGATAGTCTGTTGCGCTTTGCACATGTACAGCCAGTTTGGCGCCGGTTGCGACGGAGACTTCTAGATGCATTCTATGCGAAGACCCAAATCCCCTCTTTTTTCTGCCCTCGTTCGTCTTCTCAGATTCAGGAGGAAAGTAGACCTCTCCATGATGGATGCTGTCTTCTTGACCATCGGCGTCGGCATTGGATCAACTTCCATGGCATTGGCGATTCTATGTTTGTTGCCATATGCTATAATCTTACTTACTGCCGGTTGGATTCCCTACGGGATATGGTGGGGTCTATGCCATTATTACAAACGTAAGGATGCGAAGACGGAAGCGGGGAACGTTTAAATTCGACGAGGACCATGGTAGGTCGTGAATTAACTTTTGACAACTATATTTAAAGGTCACAAGGTTACTTGTGTACGGGGTTCGGAGGTGAAAGCGTGTCTGAACCAAAGAGTCAGCATTTCGGATTCAAGACTTCAGGTCTAGTCATCGGCGGTCTCTTCCTCATCATCTGGACTTTGGCCTTCATGTTGGGTCAAGCGGTTCCGGCCATGATTACCGGAGAACCAATATCAGCAGAAGTATGGACTTTGTTCCTCACCGTCACTCTGATCATAGCAATTCTGACTATCGTGATCTACATCCTGCATGTAGTATACAAACTTGTCTATGCTGGCGAAGAATTCATACAGAAGTCGAGTTAAGTGGGATAGGTCTTCCGTTAAACCCTCCCTATTTTTTAAATGTCTTTTTTTTTCTATGTTCGGTTGTCACTCGAGGCGACTATAGAGTCAAGTAAACTTTATATAGTGCGGAGTATAGGGTTTTTATGTGGGTGTTTGGGAATGGAAGCAAAATTTGATTTAAACTCCAAATACATTACGAAGATAGATCTTGTATTTGAGAACCAAAGAGATCTTTCACACAAATTGTTCAAGGCCGGGACTACGGTCCGACCCGAAGGAAATCCTTCTGAGAATCTTGTTGTGGTTCGGCAGACCTATCCTAACGACGACTACTTCGCCACAGTCAACGTGCCAAATCTTCGGAAGGTGTTGAACGAATGAGCAACGTCAAATTGGTAATCGGATTCGGATTCATCTTTGGTTGGATCGCCTTAGTCGGTTGGCTGATGTTCAAGGCATTCCTTCATGTTTGAGGAGAGAATCTGATTTGAAATTGAGGATGTACGACGAAGTTATTTACGTAGATGGTGTCGAAGAACCTTTCCGCAGCATCGTCAACTACATTCTGGAAGAAAAAATAGTCGGATTTAATTCAACTCGTGACTCAAAGATGTTGACCATCGCCGTTCAGGACCTTGAACTTTATCTGAGCATCAACTTTGGAAAAGAAGTTCTTCAGGAATTGCTTCACGACCACAAGAAGGTTCTCACATCTAGAATGTTCCACGAAGAAACTGGACTATGGTTGGATCTTTGGATCAAGAAGTGGAGGGAGAGAACCCAACTTCTCTTTTCTCGGGACAAATATGACACAATGACTAAGGGTCAAACAACCATATTCGATCTTAAAGGATATGACTATGAAGAGGCGATGGAACTTATTTCGGGGGAATTGATAAGGAAAGGAGAAATCTGTTGCGTCCAGATTCTGTCCTCCGCACTGCTTAGGAGAGTCGTCAGTCAATGGAGTCGCCCTCCGAATGTAGGCCAACTTCTATCTTCAATAGTTAGACAGGTCCGGGACCTTAGGGGGATTATCGGTCCGGTCGTCTACATCAAGATGTTCAGGGGAGAATAATGGCAAGAATTTATGAGATCAATGTAAAGAATCGTTATACGTTTGAAGATGGGATCTGGTACATTGCCGAGAACCTTAAAACTAGGAGACCTCAAAAATGAGATTAAACCTCTTCGTCGCAATTGAAGCATCCTGTCTTCTCGTCATTCTGGCCGCAGTCTTCTATCTGCTCAACAGAACCTGTTGGACTTTGATGCTTCTCATTTTACTTTTGATCCATTGCATCCTCTGTTCAATCTATTTCACGAATAAACCTCATAGAGAGTCGGAGGTGAAGAAATGAATAGCAACCAGAAGAGACGGAGAGTCATAGCGTTGGACTCACGAGTCCTCGTGGTCGCAGTCGAAGGAGGTTGTAAGGATTTTGCAGCATATATTGGCGCGGTCCCCGGAAGAAATTTCGACGAGGAATCAAGTTTGGTTGAAGGCGAAGGAACCAAACTCTCGATGGCCTTAGCAAGATTCTTATTCCCGGACTTCAGCGATCTTTCGTACAGGAGTTAACGAGAAGGAAACCGCCACGGAGAATGAACATGAAAAGTAGGCGCTTAGTCTTCCACACCCAACAAGGTGTTTTTTCATATTCTCCCTTCCCTATAGGTAGGTTAAGCGTCGAAATGCTTGCTCTTCTCACGGGCGGCCTTTAACTCGGTGATTAGATGGAAAGAGGAACCGGAGAACCAGAAAGATTCAGGATGATCATTCACCATGGTCAATGTTTTAATCCTGATTGCCCATTGCACTATTATGGCAATTGTTCGAGACTTTGCATGGAAAGAATCATTAAAGAGAAACTTGAGGTGCAGAAGAAATGAGGGAAAAGGGACGAGTACAGGCATGCCTTAAATGTGGTATTCCCTTCTTCGCTAAAGTTAAGAGAGGAAAAGACGGAAGAGAGTACGTGGAGACCTTCTGTCAGAAGTGTCGGAACCGACTTCATAACGAGACTCAGGTCAAGAAACACGAGGATAATGAACGAATTCGGTTAGTCCCTGGCAAACCTGACCTTCAAAGGGAGGTCGAGAAACTGATTATGATTGAGAGACAAGAGTCTCGAACACATCGGTCTAGGAAGCAACCTTTAAATAAGATCTGAGCGAAGAGAGGTCAGGGTGTCTGATTGCCAATAGTCACATCTTCCTTAGCGGAAAGGCACAATCTTCCTGAAGGCTCCATTAAGATTTTAGTTACCAGAAAATGGCCGTTCTGGATCAAAGGACTTAAGGAAGAGATTGATCAATGGTTACCCGAACTTGCTCCCTCTGAGGAACTGGAACGAGAATATCAGAGAGAGATCGAACGGATCCAGATTCCTAAGACAGCATGGAATCTAGTTTCCTTTCCGTTCAGGTACAGAAGAGGAATTATGATGTCGAGTAAGTCAGTCTCACTTCTTCGTAGTTTAAAGAGAGACTCCAATCTGGGTACTTGTGTCGATCTTTTAACTAATGAAAAGTCGGATGAATGTTCTCATAGAAAACTGCTCAAGGAATTAATTGATCCGATTGATCCGGCGGAGAAGATAAAATGATTACTCTCGATCACGAGAAAAGTCAGGAAATAAGCGACATACTTCACACTCTACAGTCGACACCTAGAAATGAACTACATCTTACAGACGACCCCAAGATTAGTTGTCCTCTAAAGGCCTTTTGTCGTCTTACTCTCATTCAACCTCACTATTCGAGAAGGACTTCTGCCGTATTTATACGTGGTTTAGTTTATGATGAATTGTTCAAGAGGGCGTTCAAGGCCACTGAAGTCGAGAAGCGTCTAGGCGTGTCGGTCGGACATCCGGATGTTCTCTCGAATGGTTGGCCTGTCGAGGCCAAACACACTACGAGAGTTTTCTATACACCCGAGGATCTTCCCGGCAAGTGGGTTTACCAGACTAAACTGGAGGAAGTCTATTGTGAAGTGAAATTTGGTTGGTTATGTATAGGTGACATTCTATCAGGTGTCATAACGGCGTGGAAAATTTCGTTGGTTGAAGCAGAATTCGATGATATCGAGAATAACCATCTTCTTATGATGGAGTCTCTCAAGAGAATTATTCAAAGTAAAGACCCAGAACTTTTGGATCCCATACGAAGGGAATGTGCCTTATGCTTCTATAATCATGAAGACGGTTGTCCGAAGAGACCCAGGACAAAGAGAACATGAAGGAACTTGGAACAATTATTCTGATAGTATTAGGCGGCATCAAGATTATTTCTGGATTAGAAGACGCAGGGAAACACGGTATGCCAAAAGAGGGCAAGTACAATGCTAGGATAGAGGTTTTAGAGACCCTCGTAGGAGTCCTTTTTATCCTAATTGCTCTCGAAATTCTTTAGTAACAGGTATGTGATTACATGACAGAAGAAAACAAGTTGGAAAGAAGAGACTTTTCACCCTGGGTAGTCGACGTCGTCTACGCCGCTCAGGAGGGCATCTGTGCCAAAGCGAACTGTGGAAAGTCGTTGTCGCACGGGTTTCATCGTCACCACAAGGATGGGAATCCAAACAACAATTCTGTGGAGAATCTAGAATTATTCTGTCCCGAATGCCACGGAGGAGAAATGTTCCAGACGCTGCGAGCCAAGAAGATTGCTCTCTTAGGACAGTTGCAGTCCGCTATAGACTCCGCCATTCAGGCGAAGATGAGCGGGACCTCGATGGAGAAGATCCTCGACGGAATCAAGTTGGCTCTGAGTCTCACGGAGCAGACGTCTGGTCTGGCGCCGGAACTTCCGCCTCCTACCGTTCAGATGACGAACTACCTGATATCCTCGGGTATCCTTGTCAAGGAGAAGGAGAGAGGCATAGCGGAAGGAATCCAGATCGGTCTGTCCACGGTCAATGAGGCAATTCGGCAGTACATGGAGACGGACAAGAAAAAGAAGTGATTCTATGGTAGTTAACATTCTAGTTCCTAAACCCGAAGACCAGAAGCAGGAACCGGACAATTTAAATTTCAGGATATTCTCTTCTAAGTGCAAGTACCATGGTTTAATTAAAAGACCTTCCATTTTCGGGTGCAAGATTCTTAGAAGCGCCTGTACGGTTCATGACTGTCCGAGACTCAAGAAAAATTTTCAGAAGGTTAAGGAGACTCTAGAACTGGATCCCAATCTTACGGAGAAGTCAAGCGTATTCTCATGGAGGCAGAGAGTTGGCAAACGGTAAGACCCAAACCTTGAATCAGGAGCAGGATCTACCACTCGTCAAGGAGAAGACATGCCCGAACGACGGCGCTATTCTTATCCTCTTAGAGATGATTAATGGACCCAAGTATAGCGCTCCTCCAGTAGAGGGTTCGACATCTGCGGTAGAGAGGACCCTCTTCGACTCCTTCTGGATCGCCGTCTGCCCCGACTGCCGTCAGAAGTACCGGATGTACGAGAGAACCTTTGAGGTGCCTAGAGTCTCGAAGTGATGGCATGGTCAAAAAACTTAAAGAAGAAACCCCCATAAAGGATAAACCAACGGACGCCAAGACCAACTCGGACCAGGAGGAGGAAGTCCAGACCGGCAAGAGGTTGGAGGATCTCCCCGGCATAGGTCCGGTCACCGCTAATAAACTTAGGGATTTAGGTTACAGTCTAGTCGGTCTAGCGACCGCTCGAGCGGACGAGGTAGGCGCCGAGATGAGGGTCAGTTTCCAGATCGCGAAAGGATGGGTCATGGCCGCCCAGGAAGTGGTCATGGCTAAGATGACGCTTAAGACTGCTACCGACGTCGACAAGGCGAGGAAGGCAAAGCAAATCTTTTTCGAGACAGGTTCCAAAGCATTCAACGCTCTAATTGGTGGAGGAATAGCAACCATGCGAACTACAGGTCTAGCCGGAAGATATTCGACGGGAAAGACCCAGGCATGCGACGACGCAATAGTCTCATGTTTATCGAAGGGGTTCGAAGGCGTATGGATAGAGACTGAACCTGATACTTTCAGTCTAGACAGAATCAAAGAGGTTGCTCGGGAGAGGAATCTCAACATAGACTCCGATAAACTCTTCGTGTGCGAGGCGGACCAGATCCCGACCGCTAAGGCTCAGTATCTTCAGTATAAGATCATTCAACGACATCTGGAGAATGGTGCAAGCATCAAGTTGGTCGTTGTAGACTCCTTCACCGCCAAGTTTAGACCGGGTTACTCGAGAAGAGAGATGCTTCCGGTGAGGACGAGGGAGTTTACCGAGCATTTTCTAATCATAGACTATCTTGCTGCCAGATACAACCTCGCTTGGCTGCTGACCTGTCAAGTCATAGGCGCTCCGGATCCGGGTCAGAGTCTGGGAATCAGAGTCAAGACCGGAGACGAATTCTATCCGGTCGGAGGCGAGTACCTTCTCCACTCGATGAACACTTGGGTGGGAATGCAGCAGATCAAGACCGAATTGTGGAAGGCCGTCCTCTTCGACTCGAGTTACCTTCCGAGGTCGTCGTGTGGTTTCATGATCACGAAAAAGGGACTGATGGACGAGATTGCCAAGACTCCGACTGCGACGACTGAGGAGAAGAAGAAGAGTGATTCTTTAAAGTGAGGCGTGACAATGTGCATAAGACATAGATGGGATAATTCAAGCACTTTCGAGAGACGATGTCTCAACCCTGGATGCGGAAGGCGCCAGACAAGAGGTAGAAATGCCGATGGATTCACTGACTGGAAGGACGTTGATGAACCACAACATTAAGACTCTAGAGCGGAAGTTCACTCTGGCGGAACTTTGGGAACTGGAGAAGGAGTTAAGGGATAAGTTCCAGTCAACAAACTTGACCTACTATGAAAAGAAATTGATTAAGGAGATTCTAGGAGATTGACGCCAATTCAAAGAAGTAAGACCATTCTCCTTCAGAACGGCAGGCCAATCATCCTCAAGCAAAGTGAAGCAAAGTGCTCTTATTGTGGCAGAATCAAATGCGTCTGCGGGGCAACGGTATGAGTAGATTAGAGGTTATAAGAAGAACAGTCTCCTCTAAATTCCTGGAGCGGTCCAGAGAGACCCTGTTGGAACTTCTTACCAAGAAGACGAATGTCATCCTAACGGCGATTGAGGCCGTCCTCATAAAAGACGTCTTCGACATTGGACTCGAAAGGATTAAGAATCGTGTTAACGAAGAAGTTGAATGGGCGCCCAATTCAGGAATCGTGATGACGATCGGGAAGAGTGGAAATTACAGACCGGATCCACAACTAATTAAAAGGTTTAGGAGAACAGATTTTGGATAAGGAATGGATCCGATCCGTCCTCAGAGTAATGCTTGACAAGTTGCCTAAAGAGGAACTCATCGAGAATCTGATAATCATATTTGAAACCGTCTGCAACGATGACGAGAAACTCAGGGATCTGACCCATCTAATAGTTACCGAGATCCAGGTCAGAGAGATCTTGATGGGGAGAAGCGACATCAAGGACTATGAGGAACCCCATAGAAGCGAACTTAAGAAGAGACTAGACGAAGAGAACCGGAAAGGGTGCGTCATTGAATGATATTCATCGACAACCGTGGGACCGGAGAAGAAGAACTGGCCCGGATCCTTCAAGTTAGATTCCATTTAGCCGTTGAGGTCCGTCATCTAGACAGTGGGGACGTAAACTTCGGCGACATAGGCATAGAGAGGAAGTCACTTGCCGATCTGTATAACAGCGTCTCCGGAAAGAACAGGCACTTCTGGGAACAGTTGGAGGTTCTCAAGAGGACGTACAAGTCACCCTTCGTCATGTGGGAGGGTCCGGTCGACTTTAGTGACAACTGGGTATCAGGTGTCTACTTCTCAATCATTCTAGGTTGGCGGATTCCGGTCATTCATACCACAAACATTGACGATTCGGCTAGAGCGGTTAAACAGTTATTCCTCAAGTATGGGAGATCAACCGACAAAAGTTACCCTCCGGCGGGAGTGACCAAGATGGAATCGCCGGAGAAAGTTAGATGGATGATGCTTCAATGCGTCAGGGGAATAGGACCTAAAACTGCGGAATCCATCATTAGGGAATGCCCTTTTCTATTTAGTTACTACAATTGTCTCGAACTAGAAAACACATTAAAGAAAGTCAAAGGTCTACCGTCCAAAAGCAAGGTTCTACTTCTCGCCACCATGGCGGCGAACACGGTTAATGGAAGGCATTAATAGAGGAGAGATAGAGAGAGATATGAACAGAAAGTATATATATCTTACATCCCGAGTCGAGACCTTTTTACATTCATCCAACATCGCCGTCCCTCGAGGGTTTATAAGGCGTCCATCTGAAGCAAGGTTTTTTACATGTTCCTTTTTGTTTATAAATACATGTCTACGAACATCGATCAAGTGCCTCGATACGCGATTGACACCTTTACGCATACTTTTTAAATTGTTGGACATCTTCATGTTAAACCGGTCTAAACAGGGGATTATATGTCAAGTTCTCTAGACGAGATCGCCGTCAACAACCAGAGGGAGAGGTACATGGAGTTGGCCGGCATGTACAAGGAGAGGAAGAAAGGCCGCGTGCAGTCACTTCAAAGGATCCTCGCAAAATTCGCTCTTCAGGAAGGCATCTCCTCATTTAAGGCGGCGAAGTACCTCGACCTTCTCAAGAGTGCCGAGTTAATAATAGTTTCGAAGGGCGGTAAAGTCTGGTCCTATAATGAGGAAGCAGAATGGGAGTTATTCAAGGTGAACATCTAATGGCCAGAATCCATTCAACGACCAAAGTCAAGATAATGGATCTAGTTCTCTCCGTAATGTCGACCGAAAAATATATGACGTCCTCAGATCTCATTCAGATGTTGAAAAATCTTCCGCATAAGAATCTGATGAGGACTGGTTTATCGTCCAACAGACTCGTCCATATCATGAAGCGTCTAATCGCCGAACATCAGGTTGAAGGCAGTAGAGGAAAGGGTCAAATTTATCACTGGCGGAGACTCAAGGTTCAGGATACTCAAGGTGATTGAAATGAAGAAACAGAAGTGTCTGGCGATGAAGTGCCTCTCATGTAAGAGGGCGTATCCTCTAAAAGAGGTATTGACGGATCCAATCTCCGGCAAGTCAAAGGAAGTTGAAGTGACGGAGTGCAAGCAGTGCGGCAGAAATCTGACGAGGATCCGACTCGATAAAAAGAGAGGTAAACCTCTGAGGAGGTGATGATATGCCCGGAGAAGAAGGACTCTGCAAGAAGGATGTACCCATCACTTTCGTGGATGTTCGCCACAAGGCAACGGCGATCTCAGTTCATACTCTCGGTTTAATCGAAATCGTCGAGAACATTCTGTACCGCATCAATGTCAACATGAATGAGGATCCATCGAAGTCAACCGTTAAAGACTCTAAGGTGGAAGGTTCTCCGAATCTTCTTTCCGATACCCACAAGATGCAGTGCCAGACTATGGAGGACTTGAACCGTTTAGAGACTTTGCTCAACGACTTGAAGAGTAAAATTGTACCAAATAGTTAGGAGGTGAATGAAGAATGGAAATAAAACCAGAAGAAGAGAATCGTCTCAAGAAGATTGCTTCAACGAACAAGGCCAAAATCAACGACGTCCTCAAGATGTACAAGGACGAGTACGAGAAACTCGAGAAGGAAGGTCTCAAGGACAATGTGTCCCACTTCGCCGTCAACGCCGTCATGAACTCGTTCAGAAGAACGAAGATAAGGCAGAGTGCTCCGGGGAAGAAAGTTAAACCGATCTCTATATCCGGGTTCCTTCTCGGCGACCTAGGTCTCTGGGACAAGGCGGACCAGATGAGGAAGACCGCTAAAAACTACGTCGACCAGAACGGCGTTCAGGCGGCCATCGACGCTCAACTAATAAATTCCAACAACGAGATTCTGGATCAAAGAGAGCACGTTTACGGTCGTGAGAATCCGAAATACCTTGAACCTCTCCCGCCTAACCTGAAGGTGAGGTCCAGAACGCTCTTCGGAATGTTCAGAAAGAACGGAGACAAGATCTTCAAGTGGACCACGATCCAGACGAACGACAACTCCCTCGCTCGGGCGTGGGGGAAGATCAAGACGTTCTTGCCGTGCCAGACCACCGCGATACCCAAGGAAGAGGATGACACAGAAATGCGTTTCAGTTCAAGTCAAGCGGAGGACACCATGACAGTCTTCAAGGCGGTCAAGGAAGAAATGGACGTTCATAAAATTCTCATGACTCTTGTAGACAAGGAAACGACTCCGATAAAGGACGTGGAGAAACACCACGAGACTTACAAGGACGCTTGGGATCGCAGGATAATTCTCAAGGGAATAGTTGCTTGGATAGGCATCGACAGGCCAAACTCGTGGAACGCCATCTATGCGGGGTTAATGAACCCCGACAACGAGGAAGAACTAGTAAGGATCCTTATCCCCGAGCACGTGCCAATCAACTTCGGCGAACTAAGCGAGATCGTCGTCTTCGGCAGGACCAAGAGGAGCAAGGCGAAGGATCCGGAGACCGAGAAGTGGGAGGACGCCGACGTCCGGGTGGACGTCTTCGGAATATACCCGATGCCGGGTCTAAGCACGCCAAAAGAGACTTCAGAGGCGGAGATGACCGAGGAAAGAGAAATTGAAGGATGGTTGTCTTAACCTCCTTCCCTATTTATGGTGAGACTATGGTGTTGAAGGAGAAAGAGTTGAAGGCGAGGGGAATTTGTGCCTTCTGCAACTTCAGCGAAAACTGCGTCGACTGTTCCCATAAATATGGAGTAGAGTTGAAGTGGTCGTTGTACGCTCTCTTCAACTGGAAAAAATGTCAGGATTGGAGATTCTACTTGTCACCATCAACCCGATTACTCGAGAGATTTAAAGATTTCTTGTCGAGGAAGATGAATTGGTTCAAATGGCTTTAGTCACCGCTGAAAGCACGATGGTCTCTAAGGACGGCCAGATGATACCATGCGTCGTCCTAATAGGGAGGGACAAGGAAGGCAAAAGATTAAAATGGAGAACGTCATTCTATCCCTTCTGTTTCCTTAGAGAGGAGGACTTCATCAGGTTATCCGGAGACCAGAGTTTCCATCTTAAGAGTGTCATGAGAGACTACGAAGGAACCAGTGGAAGGAGTCTGGGTAAGAGGGTCATGACGAAGGTCTACTTCAATACGAGCAAGGACTTGACCAACTTTGACCATCTGGTTCGAAAGTGGGGAAAAGTCCATCTAGGTGAACCTATTTACACCTATGAGTCAGACTTGTCCAGCGCCGCTTTACTCGCCTTGAGGTACCTGATTGACAAAGAGATTAAAGTTGGTCTCGAAATATCCGATTCAGGTGAAGTCAACCCCATAGAGGTTGACTGGTTAAATCTGCGGAAATGGTATCTAGACCTTGAAACCTATTCGACTAAACAAGGATCCTTCTCCTCCAGTCGTGATCTTCCAATCATCATGTTCTCGTTCTGGGACTCCTTTGATTGTGGTCTGTACACTCTTTATGTCAAGAATCCGAAATGGCCTAAACCGCCTCGCTTTAAATCAATGTTCAAGAACCACTGGATTAAAGGGTTCGAGACGGAAGGAGAAATGCTCGGTTTTCTAGTCGACAAGGTTGAGTCAATGGACCCCGACCTCTTCACGGCGTGGAACCTCGACCGTTTCGACATGGTTCAATGGGTCAAGAGAATGGACAAGTATGAACCCTTAAGTCCCAAACTATTGAGTCCGTTCAGAAGTTTTTCCAGACAGAAACTTCCGTTCCGAATTAAAGGGAGAATATGTTTTGACTTGATGAAGGCGTTCAAGAGGTTCACCGATGCCGAGATGGTGTCTTACTCTCTATTGTACGTCGTCCAAAATGAGAATTTAAAATCCTTTATACCCTTGGAGAAGATTCCGTTCAAGGGTTCTCCGGCGGAAACATGGGACAAATATCCTGAAGTAGTCTTTAAGAGGAACGTTAACGATGTTCTAATCATTAAGGCGTTAGACGAGAAACACGACTTAATTGGGATGTTCGATGACCTTCGCCGGGAATTTGGTGCTCTCTTCCATGAGGTTCTTATGAACTACCGAGTTTTGGATACGGCACTTATGAGGTTTATTAGAGGAAGGATTATACTAGGAACCAGTCGTCATGACAAGGGTGAGAAGAAAAGTTCCTATCTAGGTGCCATAGTCATCGATCCTGTACCGGGAACCTACGAATTTCTTGCTGCTTTTGACTTCAACCGGGAGTATCCGAACATTATTGATTCGTTTAACATTGGACCCGAAACATATCGGGATGAGACGTATAAGGGTCCGTGCTTCACAATCAAATATAAGGACTTTATCTATAAGTTTGTTAAGACGCCAAAGAGTCTTATAGCCCAATTGATTGAGTCTTTCTTTAGGAAGAGAGACGAGTACGAGAAGGAATATGATAAGGCGATCACGACCGGGGACAAGAATGAGATCCACAAGTGGTGGAGAAGGGTCTTCAATATCAAGAAGATGACGAATGCCATCTATGGAGTCATGGACTTCTCGAGTTTCCGTCTGCATAGAAAGGAATGTTCGGCGGCGACCGTTGTCATCGCCAGAATTGCCATCGAACATCTCGCTAAAAAGGCGAAGGAAATTGGGTACAAGATTCTCTATGGCGACACCGACAGCATCTTCGTCCCAATGAAGTCGAGAGACAGAGAAGAATCTGTCCAAGAAGGTCAGAAACTTGCAGTATACTTTAACGAGGTACTCTCTAGATTTTTCATTGACGAATACGGCATAGAAAAGGCGCCCAGCAACTTGGGTTTAAAGAAGGTTTATGGAAAGTTTCTCCTTGTCGCCAAGAAGTTCTATGCCGGAAAGTATTTCTGGGATGAGAAGAAAGGGTATAAGGAGGACTTCGATTTCAAAGGTCTAGAAGTCATACGAAGCGACAGCAGTGATGTTGAGAGGTCCACTCTTGAGACGATGGTCAAGATGATTCTGTCGGGCGAGAAAGGTTCCATCATTCAGGACTTCTGGAGAGGAGTCACGGAAAAGTTTAATATGAGATTCTACGGTTATCTAGACGTGTCATATCCTCTTCAGATTAAACATAAATTTACTTTTTACAATCAGGAACCAGAGAAAAAGCAACATCTACCTTCCCACATCAGATCCGCATTGTATTCCAATAAGTTTCTCAACACCGACTTCGGTCCCGGAGATAAACCGAGGCGTCTACCGGTTAAGAGTAAGAAGGTATGGGATCTTGAATTCAAAGGGAAGATTCTCCATTTGGAATTGAAGGATGTCTCCGTGACTGAAGATATGGTTCTCCCGGATTGGATACTTAAATCCGTGGACTGGAGTCGAATCTATAATCGACTAGCCGAGAAAGTCCACAAGATCCTTCAATTAATCAATGTGCAGTCGAGTCTGGAGGCGTTTAAGTGAAATGGTCGCCAAGAGAGGTAGCGATCCTTTATCTTCACTATTCGACAAAATCGTGGTCGCAAATCCTGTCGATGCTTCCCGGAAGGAACCAGAAAGATGTGTCATGCAAAGCCGTACGCATGGGTCTCAAGAGGTCCGAGTACAATACCTCTCAGGGAATGTACTTCTTGTTCGCCTTCTGTTCGAGGCATGGCAGAATACCCCGAGAAGAAATCGTCTGGAGAGGGAAGAAAAATCAAATACCCTACTGTCCGAGACCATACTGCACGACGAGACTCCGTCTAAAACCGAGAAGCAGCAGATTAAGGAGAAGATACCGAAACATGGATAAGGTGAAGGGTTTCTAATGACCAAGTTAAGCGAGAGGAAAGAGTACGAGATAAGGACCAAGAAGAAGAAGATAATCGAGGCCATAAGAAATGCCATCGACAGTATTCAGTCGAAGATGGATCGTGGAGAGATTCTTAGAGACGAGGATCTACGATTCCTAAAGACCGTGTTTAAGGAGTGGCCAGCACTCGAAGAGAGTATTGTCGAGGAGAAGAAACCTGATCTTCCAGAAGGAACATTAAAGATCTTCGTCGAGAGATTCTGGAAGTTGAGTAAAATTGCTCCATTGGAAGAAGTACTCAAGGATGGAGGTTACTTCAGGTGCGATGTATGCAATGAAATACATCCAACTGGACGATCCTGTATGTATGATGAATATCGGGAGAAGCACGAACCAAAAGAACTGGACATGAACGTGGAGGTAAAAGAGTATGAAGGTGACCCTTGACTTAATGAAGTTCTTCCAATTGTCCGGAGCGGAGAAGAGGCCAGTCTTCTTCTATATGAATGGTCTCTACGCCAATGGTATCATCTGGTCTAGACGGAGAAGTTTCATATCCATTGCCCATGAGGTCGAGCACGGCATACTCAAAAAACCTTACGAATGGAATATGAATGCTTCTGTCATTCTGATGTTCGATTTTTTCAATGACGTTCTCGATTTTATCAACGGAATCCTTCGATATAAGGCGTGGCGTAAAAATGTCCACGATTGTCTGGGTGACGTAAAATTGACTTGGAGCGACTGGCTTGACTGGATCTTATGCAGGGACCCTGGAGAGTAGATTATGACGACCATTAGTTTCGTTATGCCGGCCGCCGGTCATTGGATCCACGGCGCAGAAATTGCTGGTTTAGACTGCTTGTGGTTCTACGAACCGGGAAGCGTGGAGAAGAAGACTATTAGAGCAAACTTCCCAAAATTAAGGACTACTTTTCTCGGAATCCCTCAGAGACCCTCGTCTCATAGATCATTTTAATCTATTTTTTCTCGTCTAGACTATAGAGAGGTCTTTAGAATATAGGGTTCGTCCTTGGATGAGTCCCCCAGATGGTCGCGCAGGGTGCTCTAGAGCAGTTATCACTTAAGCATAACCGTTTGTTGCACGCTCACTATAGGCAGTCGCTCTCCGTTTAACTAGAAAGTTCAACTGGGTGATCCTGATCCTCAACATCGTGTAACTGATGGTTGTCACTTGCATGGTCAAGGTTTATATTGTGCCTTTGTGAGCGAGTCCTCAAGTGACACTGGAGCGGGATCATGTCAACCTCAAGAATTCTCTCAAGTTGCACCGACGACGACAATTTATACTCGAGCGACACCAGACGTTTTTTTCGTGGACGACCTGCACAGTAGAATCTCCAGAAGGTTCCGAGGTTGAATTATTAGTCTTCGTCTATACGGGGGACCAATTTTTGAGGTTCATGTTGAAGTCTTTACGTACACAGGAACCTCTTTTGGTGACTTCAACCTCGTATACTTTTATTTTCTCCGTCGTTCAGGACAATTTATTGATTTCAACGTTTAAATAATGGTTGAGCATTAGGTTAGATTAGAAAAGATTGGAGGTTGAATAAATAATGTTCAAGAAAGTGGAAGATACTCCAGATGTTAAGCATGCGAACTCTTTATCCGCAAGACTTGCAAAGGAAATCAATACATTACCTAAGGGGACGTACAAAATTGATTTGAAAGATTCCGGTTACGGTTCGCTTCTCTCGTTGAGAAACAATCTGGCAAAACTCCAAAAGAGTCTTTCTATAAAAGTCCACAGCAGACACGATGAAGTCTACGTTGAAAAACTATAGAGGACCGCAACTTTCAAAGGATTTCCTTTAAATATTTGAAGGACCTTCTAGGCGTCAGGTGTTTGGTTTGAAGAAGGACGAACTATTCTTCAGGAACATTCTTCAAGCGATGGACCCTGACTTTTCTGATTATATGTTTGGGAAGGACTACAAACTTCTAGAAGTCGATGGCATAACGAAGATTAATCCCTTCAAATTTAGGAAGGACTATTGGAGTATGCCGTCCGATCAAGTAACCATCAATCCAAATGCGAATCTCGGGAATACTGGGGACCGTAAAAACTTTTGTAATCTCATCAGCGAAGTCTCTGCTCCTGTCAATAAATTATCGGCGTTGATGCTTATACGAAAATATGGTAACAGGAGAGGCAACAATCATGATGGCGATGATCTTGTCGAGAATATTGTCAATGGCGCTTTGTACCATCATAATCTCACCCTCTACGATCTTCCGTACTGTATTGGTCTTTCCCTCTATCCTATCATTAGCGAAGGTCTCTGTCTCGGCGGTCTCCTGAGCAACCCTCCTCATCGGCCAACCAGTTTTGTTAATATAGCGGTTAGATTCGTGCAGTATGCTTCAAACCATTTTGCTGGAGCGACGGCCATTACCGATTTTTTTCTCCATTATTCGTACTACACTTCTCAGAGGAAGGACTACAGCGATAAGAAACGGGAAAACGATCTTCAAAATCTTATTCATGGATTTACCGATGAGGTGAGACTTTCTGGTCAGAGCCCGTTCACCAATCTTTCTCTTCTAAGTCCGGAGACGATGCGGAGTATGATGGGGAACTACCTTTGGGGTCTAGACACAAAGGTCTCTGATCTCATGGACGAGATTATGCATAATCAACTCATATACGCTAAATTCTTCAGTCAAGGCCAATTGGGTCCGGACAGGAAACCAACGGGTCTGCCTTACCGCTTTCCCATCACTACCTTGGTTGCTGATCCTTCCTTTGAGAAGGAGTATCCTGAAGTCTGGAATCAGATCCTTGAATCAAACATCAATCTCTGCTACCTAAACATTCTGAATAACATGCAGACAGATCTTAAGAGTCTATCCATGTGCTGCCGACTGACTCAAAACATTGAGGACCTTCTTAAATTGAATGTAAACAACACCTTTGGTTCGTACCTCTCAATCGGTTCACACGCCGTTGTATCTTTGAATCTTCCTCGGATCGCTCATGAAACAAAGGACGAAGATAAATTTATGGAGATCCTCGTGGAACGATGCGAAATGGCGCGCAAACTCCTTCTCATACATAGAGAGGAAATTCTCCAGAATAGAAGACTCAAATACCATTGGTTCTTCAAGACGAAGAAACTCGATCTCAAAGCCAATTTCTTCTCTACTATAGGGTTCATTGGCTTGGCGAATGCTCTAGAAATTCTGGGAATGAGAGTTACAGAGGTGTCCGGAGGCCTTAAATTTGCCAAGAAGGTTCTTCAAGTCCTTAAAAACAAGTCCGTGGAGTATTCTCGGGAAGATGGTTACATGTACAACATCGAGGAGGTTCCAGCGGAAGGCGCCTCTGGTGTGTTGGCGCTCAAGGACAAAATGCTTTATAATGGGACGCATGATTATTATGACAATCAGTTTGTTCCTCTCTCATACGACATCAGTTTGTTGGACAGGATACTCATTGAGGGAGAACTACAGTCCTACTGTACCGGAGGTTCTATTGCTCATCTCAACGTCGACTCTATGATGGAGGCCAGATCCGGCGTGGACTTTACGGAGAGACTCCTCAAGATAAGTAAGTTGGTTCACTTCGCCCTGAACAAGGGTTTCACAGTATGCAGTAGCGGTCATGTTGTCCAGGGCATCTATCAGAAGTGCAAAGAATGCGGTAGCGAAGACGTGGATCACGTCACCCGGATAGTTGGTTACTTCGCTCCAACCAGTTCTTGGAACCGAGCAAAGCAAGCGGAGTTTAAAACCCGAACATGGATGAAATTCACTCATGTCTAAACGACCATTTACAGAATGCTCGAACAAGCGGAAGGATCTCGACGACTTGTACATTACTCCGGAGTCCTGCATCCTGCCTCTCCTCAAGATAGAGAAGTTTGAAGGCAAAGGATGGGAACCGGCCTCGGGAACCGGTGCTATAGCGAAACACTTTCCAGGGATTATGGCATCCGACATAAAGACCGATGATTTTGTCTATGGTTATAAGGGCATAGACTTTCTCTGGAAGGTTCATACTCCTAGAGAGGAAGTCGACTTCATAGTTACGAACCCTCCTTTCAAATTGGCTCTAGCCTTTTTGAAACAGAGTCTCGCTTTTTCTCGGTTCAAGGTCGCCTTGTTCCTGAGGATCCAGTTTATGACCGGGAAAGAGAGAGTCGAGTTTCTCCGGAAGAACCCTCCTATCAGAATCCATGTCTTTGTCGGCCGTCCTTCCTGTCTAAATCTGGAAGGCAAGACTCTTGGGACGGGCATGAATTTTGCGTGGTTCATCTGGGAGAAAGGGTTCAAGGGAAAACCGACAATCGATTGGCTCGACGAGGAAGTTTAACTCTCAAGGGACGCAAAGTGGGGTAAGGTTTATAAGCGGAGTATAGGGTTATAGAGTATGGGTGTTTGGAAGATGCAAGAGAAAATATTTAAGGTTGAAGGTTCTGACAAGAGGAAGCAATTTGCCGAGGAAGAATTGGATGAGGCCCAGAAGGCACATGGTTCCGATGTGGAGTACTTCTCACCGGAAACAGGATTTGCTCTCTTGAGCAAGGACGCTCCAATCAAATACCACATGTCGTTTGTCCGGCGTGCTTTATCCGCTGCTAGACTCAGTCTCAAGACTCCTCTCGAACTGAGGGAGTTTTACTATGCTATGCGCCAGAATCCGGATCTGGTCAAACCATTTGACACGGGCAATCCCGACACAATCTATCCGAACGTGTTGAGGTCCATTATGGACGTTGAGATTTTATGTGATGTGGACCGCGACGTCTTCACGATTGGGAACCTAAGCAAAGGTTTTATTTACTATTATCATTCGCCAGTCTTTGGCCAGAAGGAGCGCAAGATCGCCTTTACCGAGGTCATCGCCAGAACAATTATGTCTCCGGAGAAAGAAGAGGAATGGCAATGTGGCAACTGCGAGAACATCATTGTCGTGGAGAAGAACGCGGCGGCAACGAGGATGGTTGAACTCGGCATCTCAGAATTTACTAACAGCATTATAGTCACGGTCGGTGGAAACTTTAGTCGAGCAATCTGGGAACTGACGGATCGTTTCAAAGACAAGAAGAACATGATATTCATGGCGGATGCTGATGCCTATGGCGTGGACATGCTTCGCACGATAAGGGTGGGCACCGAGTCGAGTAGACATCTACCGTACAAGTTCCCTCCCGAGATCTTCCCTAAGATATTCTTGGCCGGACTTTATCCTTCCATTGGTGAGGATTTAAATCTGCCGAACGATGTCGAGCAGAAGAGGCCACTTCAAAATCCCTTTGTTCAGCAAAGAATTGCTTTCTTGAGAAAATATGGTTTACTCAACGCGAAGGACGAGCAAACATGGAAGAATGACAAGACATACGAGTTGGAAGCCCTATCAACCTCGTTCACAGATGAGGCAGGTAAACCAATTGGCCTAGGCATCTATATCGTTGAGTATATGCGCTTGCACAACATACCTGTCAAGCCGCCAATCCCTCCGGATGATGAATTGGAAAAAGAATTTCATGACGCCGCTATTGCAGAACTTAGGAGAGAAATTGATGAGAAGGTTACTTATCCGAAATTCTTCTGGGATCTTTATCACCTGTTCACAGAGAAGAAGGAGGAACTAATCGGGGAGATTCTGGAGAAACTTCTTCCCGCCTACGAGAAATGTTTGGAGAGAGTAACCGCTAAGGAGATCAAATTTCATATATACAAGCAATTCGAAGCGGATCCTAAACGAAGTACTTACGACTTAGCCGCGATCGCTCATAAACTTAAGACTAAATTTGACGTAATAATAGATTGGGCAATGCAGGCGTTCGAGATAGCGATGGATGAAGCACTAATCGAGTATGATAAACCGTCCGCCAATACTGATGAAGTGGAGTTTACTCCAATTCATAATGAGACCAACTATGATCCGAATGGGTACGACCTCATACTCAAGAGGATGGGTGCCAAAGACGAGGACGTTGCTAGAGTGAGAGAAGCCCTCAAGAATCGGTTCGGGATGGAGTAACTACGTGGTTTAAAAAGAGGAAATTGGTCGATCCTGAAGACCTTTCTCTCCTTCAAATTATTCGTCAGTCCTCAATGATTTTTCCAGAGAAAGATGAGAATGAAGTCCATCACTATGAGAGAGAGGATCTGATAGACTCATGGTTAGGTCCTGCACTAGTTTCAGTTGTACCGGTTCCAACTGGCATGACGTTACAAGAAGTTCTTGCCGCCATACAGGATTTAAATAGAAGGTCTCGCTGGAGAGGACCGCTTCCTAGGTACATAGAATGAGGTAGATTTAAATAGTTAGGAGTACAAGGTTAACAGGGGTGTTTGGCATGGTTGAAGTTGAACGCGGTTGTGGTTTTAGAAAGATTCACGGTCTATATTTATGTGGTTCAGGTATGTCGGTAACCTGTGATCGACTGCCTTACGTTATTCATAAGTGCGTCTACTGTGGTTTTGTTCCATCAATGTTCCGAGGATTCTCTTGGATTAATATGCAGTACTTACTTCCATCTCATGCTAAGACTTTAGAGGAATCTTCTCAACTTGACCTTCAAGGAACACGGGTTAAGTGTAAATGTCCGGCCGATTGTCCTTTATGCTATCCTTCTCTTCAGAAGGTTAACGGTGTACGATCGGAGAAGTTCGGTTTTATGTGGGTCTCAAAGATCTATTATCCAACTCCGAAAGACTTCATTGACGAGGCAGTGGAGATGGGAGTATCCAAACGGATTTCATATCGTCCTCTAGGTCTGCGACTTGGCACGTGGATTCTACTTGCTCACAAGAAAGTCGGGATTGGGGAGGAACCAGCAATATTCTATGCCTTTAAACTTGAATCTATTCAGTACCTTCTCTGGGAGAGTGAGGCAACCGATAAATGGTTGAAGGAACTTAAGGACGCCGGTCTAGAACCTGTTATAATTCCAGATGGAGAGAAAAGACATGGGTAAGGTAGCAAGTTCATATCTGATTAAAATTCGCGGTCTATTAGCGGATCTTGCGTCCGATCTTGAGAGTTTGTTGGAGGATCTCTATTCCGATGCCTTTGACGATGGAAGAAAAGAAGGATTAGACGAGGGAAAGGATATAGGTCACAAAGAGGGTTACGACGAAGGTTACGAGAAAGGATTTAATGAAGGTGAGAAGGATGCTGGGTCCGGACAATAAAACTCAACTCGATATTGAAAAAGCCACTGAACGCGGTTTGATTCACAGAGATTACATCGCCCACTGTCTTCGTTGGAATCATGTGCTTAAATTCGCTAGAAGAGGAGACTCAATTCTCGATTTAGGTTGCGGCGACGGTATGCTCGCTCAAATTCTCTTTGTTAATAAGTTTCGACCCAAACAATACGTAGGTCTTGATGTCCGTAAGACCGCCATTGAGAAACTGATGTCTAGGAAAGTGAACTTTCCGGTTACAGGTATAGTCAACGACATCAGGATTGGAAGCATTGGTGATGCCGCATCAGACTTTTTGGAGAAGTTTGATGTCGTAGTTTGCTTTGAAATAATCGAACATTTTGAAGACAAATATCTCGATCATGTGCTTCAAGAGATTTATAGGGTTCTGAAACCTTCCGGTTATCTTCTATTATCAACACCAAACTATGATGGAGTACATAAGGCGCGGAATCACGTTCACGAATATTATGAGGTAGAGTTGGGGATGCATCTTGAGAAGGTCTTTTCCAGCATTTGGAAGATTGGCACCTTTGCTTCTCAGAAGGATATTCTGTCAGTTTTGACATGGTCGGAACGAGAACTCTTTGACAATCTTTCTAAATGGTTTGACTCCAACGTCTTAAGCGTGATCTTCGCCAGTCTTCATCCTAGTCAGAGCAGGAACATTCTCTGGGTTTGCCGCAAGGAAGGGCAATGATTTATGAGTAAGACAGATTTAAAACCAATAACTATCGGTTTCGTGTATGGAGTGGCTGGGCATTGGGCTGTCTCCTCTAAGAAGAATGACTTAAAGATGGTATGGCATCATGAACCCGATAAGAATCTCAATGATATTTTTAAAGTCAATTTTCCTTGTGTCTTCTCAAGTAGATCAGATGAGGAATTATATTCGAGAGAAATTCCCGATATCGTTGTTGGAAGTCCTCCATGTTCAGCCTTTGCCTGCATGCTTGGAAGCATTCGAGGCGGTTACCAAGCCGAATTGATGGAAGAATTTGCTTCTCACGTTCTTGAATTTGGAAAAATCATAAACAGGATTCAACCTAAAATATTTATTTTTGAGAATGTAACCGGTTTATTTAATCAAGGAAAATTATTTTACACATTTCTGTCTTCGGTAAAGAAGAATTATCAAGTCAACTTCCTAGTCTTAGATTCTGCCGACTACGGTGCCGCTCAACATCGAGTGAGGATTTTTGTCTTTGGCACTCGGAGTGATATTTCTCCCGAATTCATGTTCATTCCAAGTGAACACTTTCAAAAGAGTCTCATTTTGAGAGATGTTATAAAAGGATTGGAGAATTTATCCCGTTTATGCGTAGAGGATCACGACTGGTATCAAGGTACACAGAAGATTTTTGGTACTTTTAGTCGAAAAGGTGTTCAATTTTCTTATTCTTGGGATTCCCCCCCCTCGACATGTATAACCACTAATGCTTATGGCAATTTACATCCGGACAAGACAAGGTGCATCTCCGTTTTAGAATTGAAAAGAATCATTGGTCTTCCAGACAACTTTAATTTAGGAGATTTTTCAGTTCAAAAGAAAGTTAGGATTTTAGCATTTGGAGTTGACGTCAGATTATGTTCTTTGCTGTTAAAAAATGTGAAACAATTTCTGAGAAGAGACGTTAGAGTAAAAAAAGGCTGTTTCTACCTTCCTCGGCCGAGTATGACCCACTACAAAGGTAGTTTTCCTCTCAATTTAGAGTCTATGCTACTTAAATTTTTAAACATCCAAAAGGAAGTTTTAATTTTACAACCATTTGGAGGTCGAAGTGCTTTAGGTCTTCGTTTAGATGTGAAAAGAGAAGTGCAACCTGATGTCATTGGTGACGCACATTATCTTCCTTTTCGAGAAGGAATTTTTGACCTCATTCTTGCTGATCCTCCTTATTCAAACGCCGAATCAGTAAACTTGTACCAGACAAAGAAAATTTCTTTTCGTGTTTATAGCAAGGAATTGGTTCGAACCATTAAATTGAATGGTCTAATCTGTTTTTATCATAAAATTTTACTTCCAACGCCGGATGGATGCATTAAACATGCCATAATAACAGTCGTGACAAGAACTTTTCATCATGCGCGAATTATAACGGTCATTAAGAAAATTCAAGGCGGAGGGGTTTAATTAGTGTGTGTTCCCTGTCCTTTGTTGGATTTTTTCGATAAGAAAAGTTGGTACGCCAGACACTGGGAGAATGTTGAGAGATGCCAACTCTGCGAGATTAGGAAGACAGGTCAACATCAATGCCCCGGTCTGGGTTATCCGAATAGTGCCATCATGTTTGTTGGAGAGGCGCCTGGCGCTGTTGACAATCCCGAATTAAGGAATCTAGTCTTTGTCGGCAATAAGTCCAGTGACCTAATGCTTGATATAATTTATGATTTGTGGCCGAATGGTTACGATGACGTCTACCTCACCAATGTTGTGAAGTGCAATCCTCCTGGGAACAGGCAACCCACCGAGAACGAAGTTGAGTGCTGTTCGAAGTTTCTCAGAGAAGAAATTAGGATGGTGAATCCCATCTTCATTGTTGCTTTAGGGAGGACGGCGGCTAACTGGTTTGGTGTCACATCCAATCTTAATGAAGCAAGATTGACGCCTCACTTATGGGAGTCGAGACGCCTCTTCGTTCTCTATCATCCGGCTTACGTGCTGAGACTCGGTCCCAAGGCGGTCAGTCAATTTCGTGGCCAGATGAAGGTCATTAGAAATCATCTCATCGATTTAGAGATTAGGTGTGAAGAAAAATGAAAGGAAAACTAATCATAGTTGAAGGCGTCGACGGTTCCGGGAAGACCACTCTGATTGAAGGTCTGAAAACCCGCATGCAGGTCGACCACGTCTTCAACTATTCCTATCCGAAGGAAACGACTCCAGAGGAAAATGTGTCCTTTGCTCGAGGAGAATACCTTGCCTCCATTAAAATCTTTAAGGCACTCGTTGGCGATGGAAAAACTATTATATGCGACAGATTTCATCTTGGAGAGTATGCTTATGGACCAATTATGCGAGGGTATTCCGAATTTCTAGCCGAAAGCATCCTTAACATCGAAGGAGAGATTAATGAGATTAAGAAAGTTGGTGAAGTTTATTTGGTCATTTTAGTAGTTTATGAACCAAAGATTCTCATGGGTCGTCTTCAGAAGAAAAAATTAAAGATGAGTGGAGAGTATCTGAGGACATCATCTCAATTATCTTTTGTTAATGCTCGATATCGAAACGTCCCAACTAAATTGAATGCGATTGGATTCTTCACCGACTCAGCCATTTATGAAAACCATCCGGAGAGGATTCTTGATCAAACTGTAAAATTTATGATGGAGACTTTAATTTGAAAGTCTTTGATGGCGAATCAATTCCACGAATGTATCCTGAAATCCTCCAATTTATAGTAGACCAAGGGCATGAAGTTGGACCCCGTGGTTTAATGACTAAAGAGATTTCGCCCGTAACCTTGATTAGTCATAATCCGAGAAAGAGGTTGTTCGGTCACCCTTGGCGGAACGAGGTGAGCATCTTCACCTATATTGAAGGTCTATGGATTCTTAGAGGGGAGGATACCCCAGACAGAGTTGTTTCCTATGTCAAAGGCATGAAAGATTTTATTAATGCTACAACAGGCAAATTTGATGGTGCTTATGGACCTCAAATAAGACGTCTTGTCCGGTCATACATACACGGAGAAGGAGGTATTGATCAATTAGTCTATGCCTATTATACTCTTCTGGGTGATCCCGAGTCCCGTCAGGCCGTTGTAATTATTAATGATCCTCACGTTCACAAGATTCCTTCCAAGGATTTTCCGTGCACCTTATCATTTCAATTCCTCGTTCGTCAAGGAAAATTGAATATGATTGTGCATATGAGGAGTCAAGATGCATGGTTGGGTCTGGTCTACGATACCGGAGAGTTTCAGTGGATCCAAGAAATTCTTGCCGGTTGGTTGAACCTCGATGTCGGCGACTATACGCATGTCGTTGCCAGTCTGCACTTGTATGAAAGGGACGAAGAAAAAGCGTTGAAGGTCATTGAACACAATCGTGGTTGGGATCTGTACAAGGATGCTAAGATTCTTGACGCCCGGTTAGAAAAGTCCAAGTACGGCGAGACTGAAAAGGTGCTGGCCATCTTTGAAGAAACAGTGCGTTCCGGTGGGACTCTGGCAAAGGAGGTTTCTTCGATTCTTCTTGGCTTTAACGATTTCTATTCCAATTTAATCAACATCATTATGGCATACAATCTCCGTCTAAAAGGAGCGGACGATGCCGCTCTTATGATGGTTGAACATAATCCTACTGATCTCGGTCTAATCTATAAAAGGAGGTGGTTAAATGGAAAAGAAGGTAATGGCGAGAAGTAACGTCATTCGTGGGATGTTGAGGCCGATCGTGCTGGGGGAATTAGCGAAGGGACCTCTTCATGGTTACTTGCTCATTAAGAGGATTCGAGAGAAGTTCCATGTTTATCTTGGTCCAAGCACTATGTATCCTGCCTTATATGACTTGAAGGAAGCGGGTTTAATTGAATTTGACAAGTCGTGCACTCTCTTCGGGAAAGGAATATCCTTAAATCTCGATTCCGGGAGACCTATCAAGGTCTATGCTATAACTGAGAAAGGAAGAACCGCCCTTGCTCTGGATCTTCAAAATCTAAAGAACATTACTCACAATCTGGGAATAGGCATCAACGATGCTAACGGACAATGAAATAAAGCAACTGATAGCAGAGAAGAAATTGGATATTGAACCGTACGATCCCGATAGACTTGGACCTGTCAGTTATGATCTGACGACTCACGCGTTTGGGAGCATCAATGACGTACGTCAATTGACGACTGCTGAAGTCATAACGATGCCTCGGGACTTAGTTGGGATCCTGACCCCTCGAAGTCGCTTAGCGGTTAGGGGACTGTTTGCCAGTTTCAGTCTTCTTGTGGACCCAGGTTTCAAAGGCCATTTGATCTTCCTCGTTTTCAGACCCGGGCAATTGACAGAGGACTACAACGTTTCTGATCTCTTTCAAATAATGTTTATGAAGATTGGGTCCGTGGGTACAAGTTATGATGAGAGACCTTCGAGTACCGCTATGGGGAGAAACGGATTCTAATGGATGAGGTTGACGCCTTAAGACTGAAGTTGTCTCGCTCCAAGAGTGTTTGGGACGTCATCGACTGTATAAAAATTTGGAGAGACATTCTGCTTAAAAAGAGCGATATGGAATTTAGAACCTATCAAATGCCTCTGAGCGATAAGATCATCGAATTTAGAGTGACGGAAGGCGCCTTGGGGAACGAGATTGTAACCTTATGGTGCAGGCAGTCAGGTAAGACTGAAACCGTCTCTTTCACCGTTCTAGTTCTCGGCACCTTCTACATAATGTTTTTGAGGGAGGACATCAATTGTGGACTCTTCGCTCCCGTTGAGAGTATGATCACCCACGTCACGAGAAACAGGTTGAGGACCAGATTTAAGAAGTTGAAGAAATTTCTGTGGGACACAGGAAAGATCAAACAGATCGCCGGAGAAGGTCTAACATCCAGTCTCTTTGTTCTCGAGAGCATGGTTACGGATAAGGAGTTTACATGTCGATCATTGTCAGTCGGGGAACAAGCAGAAATTATTGGAGAAACGTTTGGTCTCATGATCATTGAGCAATCTGAACTCGTTAACGCCATGAAGTTGAAGACCGACGTTTTTCCAATGGGTGCTGAGAAAGGCGGGATCCGTGTGTTAACAGGGACGACTTCACCGTATTTCAAGAATGAGTACTTCAGGCAGGCCATTGAAAAGTGGAATCCGGATCCTAGGAGAAATAGAAGCACCGCCGACTTTCTAGAGGTTGTCGACTGGAAGTTGGCCGCTGAATCGTCTCCTGCCTATCGTCGCTACGTGGAACAGGAGAAGAGAAGGTTAGGATCCGACAGCATCGAGTTTAGAACCCAGTACTGTCTAGAGTGGTTGGGCGCCGCCTTGAAGTTTATCGGATTTGAGAAACTGACATTACAAGAGAAGGACTATATCTGGGACAAGGAAAGACTTCGCTTCTTTGGCATCGATGTCGCTCGGGCGGGTGATAGTACCGTTGTCACCGTCATTGAATTGAATGGGATGGAAATCTATATTCTCGGTTGGTTAGAACTTGAAGGTCTCGACTTTGAGAATCAATTTCCTAGGATAGTGAAGTTTCTCAAGGAGTATCAACCCCTTCGTTTTGGTGTAGTAGACGTTCCCGGTATGGGAGTCGCTCTATATGACATGCTTAAGAAGCGACTTTGGGATGAAGTTTTAGATGCCGAAGGAAAAGTCGTTGAGAGAGTTGCGTGGGCACGTCTTGATGGTTTCTATGGGTCCAAGACTGAGAACGACAATTTATTCAAATGCATGGATCGAGAATTTCAACATGGACGAATATACTTTCCAAAGACGACAAAGTACCTTCGAGAGAAGGCGAAGTTTGTTGACCAATTGCTTGATCTCGAAAGACATTATCTAGGTCATTCTCTGAAACTTCAGGCGCCAAAAATTAAAGGGAGACACGACGACTATCCTCTGAGTCTGGCTCTGGCCTTGTATGCCCTGAAGGAGAAGAGTTTTAAGACTGCTATAAGATCCATCAACTTCTGATGTAACGTTTATATTTTGGTGCAGTTCTCTATAACTGAGGTGTCTGTTAGTTAAGGATTTTATTGTTTTCCCCACGACTAACCGGCACACTCAAGAATTGACCGAGATTCCTCTTGGATCTGCGAGGGAGTTCAACGAGGACAATGCAAAATTCCTTTCCCCTAATCCCTCGTCTAAGATTTATATAAGATGATTAACTCTTGAAGTGAAGGTGTCAAAATGACGGATGAACTCTTTCTTGGGTTGCTGTTTCTCCTGATTCTGGTTATTCTGATTTTGTTGTTGTTAAGGAAGCATGTCGTGGCGCCGACCCTGAGTGTAGTGGTTGAGTCTAAACCATATGTCCATGGTGACTTTATCGCCATAAGTGGAATTTTAAAGGAAGACGGTGAACCAATCAAAGGAACGGTAATTGGGTTAACCGTTACAGATCCTTCGTCTACTGAAACTCCCATAACTGGAGCGACAACAGACGATGAGGGTAAATATGCAACATCATGGCAAATACCTTCTGACGCCGCACCCGGTGTTTGGACTGTTACGGCTACCGCGATGGGCGTGTCTGCTACCACGACCTTCACTCTTAACAACAACTCTTGAGACATAAAGTATTTAATCATCATAAGATTATTCTTTTAGTGATTACTATCAGGATTTTACAATGTCGAGCAAGAGAAGCAAGATGCCAGTTCGGCGCGGCATTCCAATGAATGATACTCGAGCGAAGGTCCTTAAGTTCGTTGCTAAGATGCTTAATAGACCATTAGTCAAGACGAAACCAGTTCAACCTGTCTATGTCTTTGAACCGGAACCACAGATTAGAAAACCTCTATTTGACTATGTTAATCTCTTTGAGGCGGCATGTCGTTCTTGGCCTCTTAGACGTGCTTTCCGTGCAATCATTCAGGAATGTACAAGAAACCGATGGATTCGTCAATCTAAGTTCAAGTGGAAGTGCACAAGTGAAACCTGTGAAAAGGAATATCAAACTCTTCCAAGTGGGTTTAAGGACGGAGAAACTCCCTCTTGTTCTTGTGGCGCTCCTCTGAGAGAACCTTCTAAGGAGCAAGCAGACATCTTTGACAGAATTCTAAAGACACCCAACGAGGATTATAGGTTTGACGATTTTGTTCGGTCAAGCATTTTTTACGACTTGGCTTTGGACGATTGGTACTGGGGTATAGGTTTCGTTAGGAAACCAAAAACAGCGGATGGGAAGATCATTGTTCAAAATGGCGAGGCCATTTACGAGAGAGTACCAAAATGGCTTTATGTTGAGGATGCTCGATTCATATTTCCGGTCGCCGATCAGTACGGTCATCTCGGAGGATACGAGTACTTCTGTCCGGAATGTTACGATCTTCTCAAAGGCGATCAACCAGTTGCCCAGATTAGACCTGATACTCCTATTGAAGAGTTTGAGAGGTTGGTTAAGTGCCCTAACTGTGGAGGACTGATGGAGCAGACCGCTTATGTTCAGGAGATTCAGGGGGTCGTAGTCGCCAGATTCACGAAGTATGAATTGATTCATGGTTCTAGTTCCAGGGTGCTTCCTGCTTTATTTGGTAACAGCAAACTAATAACGGTTTGGAAACTGGTTCATACGATTCTTGCTATGGACGACTACAATTTTGAGGTATACAATGAAGGGAAGGTTGGAGCAATTCTAGGATTTCCGGGGTACGATCAACTAGAAGTAGACGAGATAAATAAAGGCGTAGAAGAAGAACTTAAGCGCCTGGATAAACAGGACATTCAGACCGGAAGGTACGAGAGGAGCAAGAAGATTCGGACGTTGATGCTTGGGATTAAGAAGGATCAAACTCCAATTCGGGTTCCTCTAATGGAGACTCTAGAGAACATGCAGTCCATTGAATTCTATAGGTTGTACGCCAATGCTATTTCACAGGTCTATGGGACAACTCCAACCTTTGACGGTGGTGATGCTGGTGGACCCGGAGTAAGAGAGACTATGGAAGTTCAGAATCGAACGATTATAGATCACCAGAGCAACTTCTCGGATTTATTTAATCAGGAAGTTTGTCCACTCTTCGGTATCTTTGACTGGTATCTCGGTTTCAATCCCGTTGAGGCAAGGGATGAACTGAGACTTGCTCAAATTCATCAGACTCGAGCGGCAGCGGCATTCACCTATCTCAGAGGTGGGTTCGACGTCTCGATAGCCGATGACGGGAATTTAATTATATCTGGTATGGGAGAAATTTCAGGAAACGAACCGGAAGGTTCTCGAGCAAGGGAGGATCGAGCAATGATAGGCAAACCTTGGCGGTGGGAATACGGTCAAGCAGGAGGCCGGACTCAAGGTCAACAACTAGAACTTGCTGAACATGTACCCATTCGAACGCCTTTCAGTCTCCCTCATTCCGAGACCAAACTTCAGGGTCATCTAAATGCTATTCTGAATTGGGCAGTTAAGAGAGTCAAGAGTGGTTCGAACAGAGAAAGCACGGTTAAACAGGCGAAGGAGAAGGCGGACAAGATGCTCAAGGACTCCTATGAGTTTCTGGTGAATCGCGCTCTATCCCATGCAAGAAAGAGGACGGGAAAAGAGGTTCAAATTGGTCCTGAGGAATTTAAACGATTAGAGTCATGGAAGGCCAACAGTTTAGATGATTTTGAGTCGATTCTAAATGATCAGTTGACTGGTTCAGTGCAGAAGTCTCCAATTAAGAAGGCCGACGTCGCTAATCTTGAACCGACGACTAGACTACCGGCGTCTTGGTACGAGACAACTCGAACCAGAATTCTAGACCATGAGTTTGCCTTGAATGGGGATCAAAACGAGGTTTACCTCACCATTGACGGTTACGAGGTGTCAAAGTCTAGGTTGTCCGCGACTGAATTTTCAAGGTGTATTTCACTCATGATTGAGTCCATGCTTGACCTGATAGATTATACGTATGATGGGAAAGAAGGATTTCCTATCGATGCTTTCGAAGAACATTCCATCGATTGGTTGTCTGATCTGAAGGTGAAGTATGACACCGAAACCATGGAATCAATCGTTGAATTCTTTAACGGAATTACTCTTCCTGACATTGCTCAGGCCTTCAATGGTCTTAGGGTCCGACTGGACAAGGTGAAATTTTCAACTCTTGAGGAGGTTACTTAATTGGGACAACCAACTGAGAAGGCGGCACCGCCTCGGGTTCTCTACGGTTACGATCCGATCTCGGGTCTCTTTGTTGCTCTACAAGTTGACAGTGACGGAAAGATTCAAACAACGAGTTGAATCCCGTATAACTGGTCATTACCTCCTCTGACGGCGGAGCGACTCCTGCTGAGATTTGGGCATACGCTGTTAGGTCTCTTACTTCTCCAACGTTTGGAGACTTAGTCACAAAGAATCTTGCTCACATAATATCAGATAGCGTCGCCTTTAAAGGAATTGATATAGCGACCATACTTGACGACACTAAGTATTTGACAAGAGAAAATCTCGTTTCCTTTACCGCTGAGAGTATTGCAGGTTGCCTTAGTCACGTAGTTATTGATACAGATTATTTAACGGAGACAGCGATACCATCTTCACCTGAACCAGACAGCATCGGATACATGCTTCAGTACATTGCCAATAGGTCTCTTCCCGCTGGGGTAGTCACAAATAGTTTCGGTTATGGAGTAGCACTTCTTTGGGCGATTGCTCTTCCCACCTGTACTACAGGAAGTCTTGGCGCGCTCATCAAAACTGTTTTGCTGACGGACAGATTAACCGCTGTTCGTGCAGGTTATTTAGACAATCTTTCTGCTGGGGCAGTCGCTCTTGAAGCGTCATTGACCGCTATAAAGGGTCTTGGTTGGTCCACCGAAACTCTTAAAGTCATCAAGGATGCCATTGCTGCTTTGAATAATCTATCTCAGTCGCAGATTCTCTCAGATGCAACACCATTTGCTGGTGCTGATATTGCTGTTGTCAAGGGTTATGTTGACGAAGTTGAATCTCTACTCAAGAGCGCCACTTACGGTCTATCTGCCTTGAGGGATGAAATTAACGCTAACGAAACTAAAATTGATACTGTAGATAGTGTTGTTGATGCCGTTAAGGTAGTTACCGACAAGATTCCTAGACTTGTATCCCACATGGATTTCTGGGGTACTCCCCAAAGTTCCGTTAATTTAACCGCTGGAGGAGAAAGTGGGGTAGTCGCTCTCAGCAATGTAATCGTTACACTTCCGAGTGGTGTAACGATAATAAGGGTTACCGGGTTATTAGCCATAGCATTGATAAGGGATTCATCAACTTCCGATAATGCCATTGACGTTTCAACTGGTCACATTGAAGTTAAAAAGAGCACAAATGGCGGCTATGTTACGGCGATAGATATACCTGACAATTCATGGTTGGTGGATGTTAGCACTTCGTCTGATAGAGGCGGTGACGCTATGGAAGGGATCAACGATGTTAAGGCAGAAGTAGACGGTAGTGCAACCTATAATTTTGAGTTCGACGATATCGGGGTAGACGGGAACAATCTTGAACTTCATGATATCAAGGTCGGTCTCAGGGTTTACTTTACAATCTAGGAGATTGGGAAGATTAATATGACAACTGAAACTCGTTACATGACGAGCACAGTAGTTCTAAGTGCCATGTATGATCTAAACATAATTAATACAAATTCAACCGTCACTAAAGCAGACGAAGTTTACGAGGGAGACTGCAGTTTTTACATTAAGTGTAAAATTTATGCTTATCACGCTGATGCTTCAAGGATTTTACTTGGCACGTCAACTGTTCAAACTGAAGATGGTGGGCCTTCTTCATATAATGAATTGGACGTTACTTGGGCAGTTTCTCCAGCAAAGTCAATTTTGGTCACTGATAGGGTGCAGGTAGAGGTGTACGGTGAAATAGATGTAAATCCTCCAACTATTCTTCTGGCGACTCTCATAACTGAAGTATTAGGAGTCACGCAGTTGGATGCCGTTACGTGGACTTTTCACCTTTGGGTTCACGTCATTCGAATTCCAGGGAATGTGGATTATGTCTACTATTTTAGTTTTCTATTCGGTTCAACGACAAGAAATAGCAGGATAACAAATTTTACATACTCAACTCCTGCCGCAATTAAGGGGGTTAGTGGGAATATTATTCCGTTAATGCAGATTATGGATATGATCTAATGTCAGAAGAATTTTGGTCCTCAGAAAAAGGAGTTCTTATACGGATTGAGGATCTGGCGCACGATTTCACTTTCCAAATCTACAATGGCGCTTTACGGGGTTCATTTAAGGACGCGGGGTTTAGGAAGTTTAGATGGGCGACCACTCTTGACGGTTCAACGTGCAGATACTGTTGGGATCAAAACGGTCGTGAGTACAACGCTGGAATGTTTCTTCCAAGGATGCCGGCACATCCGAAGTGTAGATGTCTTTGGGATATACTTATAAGTATGTTTGAGTAATTAATTAACGGAGACGGACAGATGGAAAAGGATCTCACATACAGCAGAAACCAAAGACCGCAACCTTTCAAGGAGGTCGTGGGGACTGGAGGAACTATTCAGAAGGTTCCGATGAAGAAGTGGATAAGGGAAGTTGTTAAGAATCCAAACGGAGAAACAGCAGTTCGAGCACGAAAGAAGAATGATCCTGATCTTAAAAAGGTTCATCTGGCGACTTTATCTCACGTCACAATGGTGGATCCGGAAGAGATAGTAGAGAGGATGGAGAGTCATAGACCTCAAGTAAGTCCTCAGACGGATCTTACCTGTCGCACTTTAGACCAGAAGGTCGCCAAGGAAATGGGTTTTAGGCCAGCGGAGGCCGGAAAGTTTGGACAATCAAATAAGAAAAGCACTTCAGTTAACGAATGATAGGCGCCCGGGTTACACGATTCAATTTCACCCGTCTCGTTTTAATAAACCTCTAAGTTGTCGTTCAGGAATACATGAGCATCCTACAACAACCATCATTAATGGAATACCGTGCCTCTATTGTCTCGACTGCGGCGAACACATTGGGAAAGGTATTTGGGAGCGGACTTGGTCTAAAGGCGACATGGAGAAGTTGAGTACTCTTCAAGAAAGAAAACCCAGGACCAAAGAAGAAATAATGAGACAAATATGGGAAAGAAACCAGAAGAATAGGGATAAGAGTCTAAGCGAGTTCGTCCAGTTCAGGATGGAGTCCGGCATTGAAGGGCGTCGATGAACTATCAACTAAGGCACTTCATTTTCAAATAGCCAAGTTGAGAGTATTATTCAATCAGACTCCAGATTCTATTATTCGTGAAGGTATCATTAAACGTTATGGAATTGTTAGGAACCAGATTAAAAAGAGAGAAATTCCTTGGACATGGAATTATCACATTCTCGACGATTTAATCGTGAAAGGACCGGGAAGTTTCATTAAACCGAATAAACCGGCGTGGAGAATATTCGACGCTAAAGAGGTTTTTGACATACCTGAATTCAGTCTACCTTCCAGAGTGGATATCAAAATTGATGGTATGAGGATCCAGATCCATTATGCCAATGGAGTCAAGTTTCTCTCAGAGGACGAAGGTCTAGATAAAACCGAGAAGTTTAAGATGGCGGCAAAGGAAGTCGAACAACTTCCGAAAGGAACCGTCCTCGACTCTGAAGGAGTCATTGTCGACAAAGGCGAGGTTCTTCATCGAACAACTTTTATAGGATACGCTAATGGTGAAGGATACGACGAGAATCTCGACTCTAAAGCAGAATTCTGGGTATTTGACATTCTCTTCTATCAGGGTAAGGATCTACGCAATCTTCCTTACTCTGAGCGTCTAACTTATCTAGACAAGATTAAAACCTCTGAGCATCTTAGGCCATTTCAAACCGGAAAGGAGTCCTTTACATGTCGAACTAGAGAAGAGATTTTGGCCGCCGTGAAGAAAGTAAGCGACATGAAAGGTTCCGAGGGCGCCATGATCAAGTTCTTGAATGGGACTTACGTTGAAGGAGTGCACAATAAGACATGGGTCAAGATCAAGAATCTTAAAGAGATCGACTGTATGGTGGTCGAGATTGAGCAACCTAAACATCAAAAGGGTCCTCTGGAGGGGAAACCAATTGAAGGCGTCTACAACTACCATATTGCCGCGGGACCTTACGACGACAAATGCGCGTCCTTTTTGAAGGAGAAGGATCCCAAGAAAATTAGAGAGGTTAATGGCAAGACCTATGCTTATCTGGGTAAAACCTTCAACACAAGTATTGCCGTCAAGGTTGGGAACATAATCAGGATCTGGACGCCTGAAGTTAATCGTTATCCGATAGAGGATTCTGGTTGCTCTACTTTTGGCGTGTATGAACCTAAGGTCCTCGAACACGTGGCAGAGAGGAATATACCGGACTCAATGAATGTGCTTATGAGGTTGAGTGCTGAGACCGTGCCACGACAACTTGGGAAGCAGGAGAGCAATTCGATGTACCTCCCCCGACATTCCTGCATGATGGTTTGGTCGGGTATTAAGACTCAGATTGTCAAAGAAAAACCCTTTGAAGGTATGCTAAACAAGGAACTCTATCTGTGTGATGACCACTATTTCTATGGTGAGATAGAGTTAACATCGATGAAGAAAGTTACTCGGAAGGAAGTTGAACAAGACATTCACCTTAATCGTATCTTCGGCGAAGACTGGGAGGACTGGAAAGGAGCACGAGAGTTTTACTCCTATGAATTTACGTTTGAGGCGGTTTTTGAACCTCAAGTCGTTGACGTGCCTAAAGGCGCTCAGACGTTCTTCTCCTTAGATCCGGAGACCGTACTCAGAATTGAAAGGGTCCGGACTAGCGCCGACTTCATAGGTTTGCTTCGGAAGGTTTCTAAGGACTATAAATTCGTTCTTCATCGCCACTATGGATCAGACTTAAACACCCACTTCGACCTAAGATGGATGTTTGATTCAACTCACAAGGAGGAGTTTAATCTATATGGCGATCCTCGGACCATGGATGTCGGGAGTAGCATTGACGCCCGGAGAAAGAGTTTCACAGAGTCGCCTGAATCTCTCGCATTATGGATGGTTACTGAAGGGGAACATTTAGAACGTCATGTAAGAGGAGTTGATACTCCTACCTATATTGACGTTATAGATTCCGGGACCTTGAAGATTCTATTGGAAAATGATTTGAATATTGAGTTAGAAATCGACGGTCGTAGTTTGAAAGGTTTCTTCCTCTACTCAAAGGAACCGAAGGCCTCATTCAAGAAGGTCAGTTCATTTCTGGTCAAGGACGAGGAACACGGTCCTCCACTTTCTGAATACGAGGGTCTCGCTAAAGACGGTGAACCTCTTCCATCTAAATTTTACAAGTGGCAACCGGAATGTACGGACTGCAACTTTGTTCTTCAGAGGCATTATCCGACGGGACGAAAGGAACCCATTAAACCGGGAGAAGAAGTTCCTCAGATGCATAAGGATCTAAATGACTCGGAGTTAGCCGACGTCTTTCTAGAGGGTTATGTTTCCAGTCGAATGGGGTGTCCACCGGCAAAGATGATCATGAATAAAGCGGAATCAAGTCCCGTATGGAACAAAACGATCAACATGATCATTCGGAAGATTAGAGATCATCTGGATCTCAGGATGGAGATAGACAAGAAACTCATCGGAGTAACGATACATCCACCAGTCCCCGAAGGGATAACGGCATGGGAGAGTTTTCAAGGTAGAATGCATGTTGGCGACAAGACCCAGGTGACTCCGAAGTTTGAACATCCAAAGGGTTGGCTTAACGAGGAAGGAGAACTAAGATTTCCAACAAGACATACCGGACCTGGGGAAGAGGTTCAGCAGGCACATTTTCTAGAAATTGCTCAGATACAGATTCTCGATAAAGGCCAAGTAAAATTTGGTGTGCAAAGAAAGGATCTTCACGAGTACTTCTTCTATGGAGAGAAGTTGAAAGGGAGATGGGTGCTTAGACGTCTAAAGATTGGTCTAGAGTTTCAGCACGACGCATGGTTGCTCATGAAACCAGAGGATCAGAAACCATTGGATCCCAGTTACCACAAGGACGAAGGGTACTGGAAAATCGACTTCATAGAGAAGGTTACGACGGAGGAACGTGCCCATATCGAGGAAGAGGTTCAACGTTCAAGGGAAGAGAGAGGCGGCGGT